GATTATATATACCTACAAACTATACAGTTTGATTATATTATTAACCCCCTATAATCCCCCTAACGATTTTATAATCCCAAAAGTTGCAAATAGCAAATATTTTACAGTTTTGCAACCGATATTACAAACATGTACGTTACGGTGGCAAATTCAAAAAACATAAAAAGTATGATGAACAAATTAAAAGTTGTCGACCAATTTTACAATCTTGAAGTTGGTGATATTTTAACACTATCAGATAATAAGAACTTTTACGAATACAATGTGTCTGAAGGTTCGTCTGATAAAGATTCAAAATTCACATTTAACGCTTCGTTTAAAATCAATTCAGACTACGCTAAAGAACTTATAAAGCAGGGATACTTAGAAGAAGTTGTTGAAAAACAAAGTAACCCAGAGTTTAAGAATATATTCACAGAAATAGATACTTTACTTTCTACATATTATTCTGAACTTGATTCTTTAGATGCTGAGTTTGCAAATAAACCAACATGTCTTAAGGTTGAAAAAAGTACGGTGTTGAATAATTTAATTAAAGTATTAGAACATCTTAAGGATTTAAAGAAGTAATGGAAGATAATAATATTATAGACCAGTCACAACTTGCTGAAAGTGTTGCAGAAAAGATTCAGTATGAATTTACAGATACATTCTTAGTTAAGTTATTGGACCCTACAAAGGTTAAGAAAGAATTTAGTAAACCAGTTTCAAGTGCTAAACCTTCAAAAGATAAAAATGGAGTTGAGGCTGTTGATTATGAAAAGATTGAAACTGAGGTTAAAGAAGTTGAGTCTGATTTTCGTAAAGCTGTAGTAATTAAACTACCTACTTCATACAACAACATGAAAGACCGTCCATACGATATAAATGTCGGCGACGTTGTTTTGATTAGAAATATGAGAGGTGAGTATTTTGATTTACTTAAAGATAGTAAGTTGATTTATTACTACGATATTGTTGCTATTTGCAAATGATAAACATAGATACAATATCAAAAGAAATAGCTTAGAAGACAGGATATGATGTTGATATAGTAAAGAAGGTTTGTTAGCACGTATATACAAAGACTACTGAAATAATGAAGTCTGATACTGATACAAGAGATATTCTTTTCAACGGATTATTTAAGTTTAAGCTTAAGCGAAGATATAAAGAAGACAAAACGTTAAAATACAAAGCAAAATGAAAAAGTATACAAAAAAGGATTATATTAAGAACAATATAGATTTGTCTAATATTAAAACATTTGATGATTTTATTGTAGCAACAGTTGAAGGATATGTTAAAAATGGCAATCCTGTAGACAAGTGGATGTTTGAACAATACAAGTCAATTATAGCATTCAACGCTATGAGGGGTTTAGTAAACGATGCATTCGAGCTTAGAAATGCAATCTGTAAGAAAGAAGATGAATCTTATGATGCTAAAAACGATAACGGCTCTGTGAAGAAAGAATCTTTCTTTAAGAGAATGTTTGGATTTTTAAAGCGCAAGTAATTTAAACAACAGTCCCTCTGTACTGTAAACAGAGAATAAATAAATTTTAATCATTTTCGTTCAACCTCTATCAAAGAGGAAATATCGCGGCGTATATCAGAGGTAGATTATTAGGCTCATAACCTAAAGGACGGTGGTTCGATTCCACCCGCCGCAACAATTTCTGAAAACGATTTTTCATAATAGATAATTACATAATCGATATGTTTGGTTAATTTATAAATAGGAAAGATGGTGTGGCATCTATAAAACTGCACATTATACTCTACAGTGTATGGGCGCAGTCAGCATTAATATGTAAGACACGTACGATAATGCGCGTTTATTATTAAATTAACGTGGTGTAGTTTTAACTCACTAGAGTATAATATCGCCCTATGGTGTACGGTCGCACTGACGGTCTCTAAAACCGTGTATCTTCTGAGGATGGCAGGGTGGGTTCGACTCCCACTGGGGCGTCAAAACAAATATAAATTAAAATAATACTAATGGAACTGAAAATTAAAAGATTGAATGATAAGGCTATAATGCCTATACGCGCATATAAAGGTGACGCAGGACTTGATTTAACTGCTATTGATATTTCACTTGAGCAAAACGAGTGTGGTCAAACTGTAGTTGTATACCATTGCGGTCTAGCTGTAGAAATACCAGAAGGCTATGTTGGTTTAATATTCCCTCGTTCTTCAATTTCTAAGAAGTCTATGTTTATGACAAATGCTGTTGGAGTTATTGACTCTGGTTATAGAGGAGAGATTACAGCAAAGATGCACGTTACAACAGATGCAAGACCAGCCATGTATACAATTGGTGAAAGATTTGCACAGCTTGTAATTATGCCATTGATTGACTTTAATGTTACAGAAGTAGCTGAGCTTAGTGAATCTGAAAGAGGAGACGGTGGTTACGGTTCCAGCGATACGAAATTGAGCGCACCTGATGCTTCAGAAGGTAGTATTCAAGACGTTGATGCTAACAACAATGAAGCTACGACGGTAGCGGCGGACTCAACTGAGGAGTCTGAGGTAGCCGAGTAACGCGTGACAACGCTACGGGAAGCGGCGTTATAATTATAGAAGGGCAATGCTTCTGAGTTAGGGGATTACACTTTATGTGTAGTTCCCTTTAACTGTTTAGTAATAAACCTGGGTATGTGTAGTATTTATAGTGCTACACATTTCCTATGTTTGTATAATTATAAATTATAGCACATGAAAAAATCTAAACTTTTTGGTTCTAGGTTAGTTGAAAATGTATTCCTCCCTAAAACGCCAAAGGTTATTATGCTTGCAGATAATGATAGTATAAATCAACACTTTGAAGAGGGAGATATATTAGACGCTAACTCTATTAGAAAATTAATATTAAAATTAAACCAGGGTCAGGTTAACGATGACTCTGAGATGCTTGAAATCTTCAATGGTTCACAAAACAATGAACCTCGCACATTAGACGAAGTATTAGGTCTTATTAACCATGGAAATGTTTATGATAGGTGTTTGTTTGTAAGTTTTATAGATAGAGATACTGGTCTTCGTACATTATATTATTGTACCGCCGATGCCAGGTCAACAAACCCAGCTGATTGGAAGAGAGTCCTTTTAGATGGAGACGTTGTAGAAGATGAGAACGCATTACATATATTACCATTTGACGGGTATGCTACTGTATTTCAATTTGAAATTTCGTCTGCTATAAATGGTAAGATAATATGGGATGCTAATAGAAAAAGATTCTTCTGCTAGAATGGTAACACAGTCTATATTAATTGGGGCAATGCTAATGAATATGGAGAACCTAGTCTTAACAACGGCGTTAAACCAAAGAAGAATGTATTGTACTATCATAAGACGAATGGTGAGATGTACACATGGGATGGAGAGTCTATGATTAAAGTCTCTGGTGATTGTTAGAAGCTTTTAGATAATATAAAGCGTATAATTGAATCTGAGATTGATAATATGTTAAATCTATAAAATATAACAATATGACAGAGAAGAAATTTTTAGATAAACAGGGGCTTAAATTAGTTGTAGATGGACTTAAAGAGTATAGTGCTAAAAAGGTAAGAATGGTTACAAATAGTAGTAAAGTTGATAATATTAAACACAACGAATGGGTTGTGCTTAATAATGAACAATTTAACTATACTGCTAATGGTACGTGGAATTTAAATATCGATACAAATTACATTAGCAACAATCTAGCAAAATCTTTTGAAGTGCTTGTTATGACTGGTTCAAAACCAATTAAAGTATTACCTGGTCCATCAAATGCAATATTTAATCCAACTCCAACATTACAACAAAACTCTGTATATTTAGTCAGGATGTACTTCCATGGACAAAGGATTGTTGGTGGTTTGCCGAGATTTGAACAAGCCTATGTGATAACAGAAAAGTTAAAATAACACTTAAATTAAAACTAACATGACAGAAAAGAAATTTTTAGACCTAGATGGTCTCAAGCATTATAACAGTAAACTTAAGAATGGAACTGTTGTTGTTGGTAAAGCCGCTGCTGCCAACCAAGTTCCATCAACTGGTATTCAATGGGGTACAGATACAGTTCCATTGGCAAATATACCAAAAGCAGCTTTAGAGCGCTGCTATATCGTTGCAAACGACGCTGCTAGATTAGCGTTGACAACAGCACAAGTACAAAATGGTGATACTGTAAAGGTATCAGATACAAATAAGATGTACTTTGTTAAAGATGATACTAAACTAAACAATGAGAATGGTTACGAACCTTATACATCTGGTACATCAGTAACTGTTCAGAGTGTTGACTGGGCAAATGTAACAAATAAACCTACAAAGTTTACCCCAGAAGAACACGGTTCAAATTTAGTTACGTCATTAACAGGTTATACACCTAGTTCTCCACCTGAAAACAAACTTGGTGTTTTACATGCTACAGATACACTTAATCAGGCTTTAAATAAAATATCTAGGAACATATTAACATTATCACAATATGTTTATATAAAAGACTTAATTAAGCCTAATACAGAAACAAGAGTACAATTACTTGATAAGGTTAAAGGTACGGATACTATAACTTCATACAGAGTTTTAGATGATAGAGCTTCAGGTGGTGCTGATATTAACGTTGGTACTCTTTATGAGTTTACAGATGTATCTAGATTTAGAGTTGTTTAGGTTATAGAGACTTACGCAATGATGGATGAAGGTCATACAAGCGTTAATTATTCTCTAAATGAAGGACCTAAGAGATATTGGAGAAGTATTGATATTAGAAATGGTGGAACTACTCCAGAATGGAGCGAATGGAAGCTATGTATAGATAAAGAGTTAATAACTCTTATTGAAGAGAAGATAAAACCAACAGCACTACCATTTAATTCTTATGTAAACAACCCAGCTATACAGTTAGGAATGGCTAACGCTGGTAATATAGTATATGATAGAGCGAGAGGTAGATTCTTGTGTTTTAATGAAAACGAATACTATCCAAACTGGGTTGGAGACGAAGCTTATGGAGAGAGTAGTACAGAAGGTATAATTCCAAATGAAAAAACATTATACTATCATAGAACAGATGGTATCGTGTATGTGTTTAATAAACAAGGAAATTCTTTAGATTCTGTTACTGGTAATATATCTAGAATCAGTGATTAGGAAATAAATGACATGATAAACGGATAATAAATTATGAATAAAGCAAAATTAGTTAATTCCGTACTTACTGGTGGCGGAATAGGAAGCCCTCAGCATCTTAATGTTGTAATAGGTAATGAAGATAAAGGCTTTCCAAGAGGACATGTATTAGATGCTAATGCTACACTAGCATTAGTTGGTACTAGTGGTACAGGTGCGCCTGGTACAGGTGGTACTCCAGGAACTGGGGGAACTGGCGGTGGTACTGGAACAAATCCAGGTACGCAAAATACACAATCTAACCTTGAGAAGGTTATTAAGTTGGATGAACGTGTGGATACATATGGTGGAATTACCAATGATATGAAAGATGTTGTTATAGAGTCAACGTTTGCAAAAACAGCATCAAACTTAGTATTACAAAACAGCTATATTGAATCAGATATTCTAACAAATAGAATTACAAGTAGTGGAAGCATTGTTGCAGGATTACTTAACTCAGTCAACGGGTATTCAAATATAACTGCTGGTTCTGGCTCCGTTTTAATAAATGGTTCACTTGGTAATTTTTCTTCAAGCTTTCACTTTGATATTGATGTTGTTCCGAATACAGAAAATGATAAGTTGAGGCTTAAAGTTAAACCTAATGGTTTTGTAGAGTATGGATTAAAAGAAAAACTATATCCTATTTATGACTACTTTGCTATTAAAGTTATAGACGGAAAGAATAAAATTGTAAAGGTGTGGGATAGTCCTGCATTGTATAGAGATTCTTACGACTTCACAAGAATTAATGATGAAGTCATAGAGATGAATAATCCGAATTTAAGAAGACTAAGAGACTATGATAAAGTGATTGTTGCCCCAACTTCTTTAAATTGCAATTCTTCTGTTGTCGTTGGAAGTGGTGTAGAATGTAATAGTAATTACTCTTTAGTCGTTGGACGAATGCTTAAAACCAACGCTACTTCAAACAACTCTGGACCAATGGGTGTTGCTTGTTTGGGAGTTGGAAACTCAGTGTCTAATCCAGGTGAATTAGCTTGTGGTAGATTTAATGTATCTTAGAGAGATGTTAAAGACGATGATGATTTTAAATACTCTACAATATTCTCTATTGGAGGCGGTGATACAAAAAATCATTTTAACATTATAGAATGTGCGTTAAGAGATAAAAAAGTTATAGGTGTAAAAACCGAAGACGTTTATATTAAAGGCATCGGTGGTTATGATGGAACAAATGCCGCTTCTACTCAATCTAAGTCATTACAAACTGTTATTAATGATATAACTAGTAGACCTAGTGCAGGCGAATTTATGTTGGCAAATGATATATCTTTAGACTGTTTTAGAGGAGATGTTTCGAACAACGGAGGAACATTGAGTATAAACACTAGCGGTAAAGGTCTTTATTGTTATTGTGATTTTAAAGATGGTGAATACACTCTTGGAGATTCTTCAACAAACACCGTTAAGTTTTTTGAGCTTGACCAAGATGGTAATGTTGTAGATGAGTCTGAATGTGATTTAGGTAGCACTTTAAGCGGACGTGGTGTTTTGTATATTTACGACCAGAATGGTAGAACTGTATATCCAAGTAACGGTGTTACTACCATTGAAATTGATGAAAAGTTTAATATCAATAAACTTGTTTAGAGAGTAAAAGGGTCAGATGTATATGGTGGTAAATTTTCTAACATTAGACCAAATAAACAAATATACGATGAAGTTGTAAGAGGTGTTGCTTTTAATGTTGTAACTAAAAGCGAAATGCGTAATGTTAAAGATTATACTATTGAAGTATTTAAGCTTGGTTGGAATTACGTAGCAATTAACGCTTTTAAGACAAAGGACAACGAATGGATTGTAACACACCAGTCTGCATTTATTGCAGGCACAATATCTAAACCATGGGGCGACGTTACTATTAATGATGTTATGTATAATGGTGCTATTGAACCAAGAGTAATGAAATTGTCTGACTTCTGTGCTCTATGTAGGGCATTTGGAGGTAAACCTTACTTTATGATTCAATAGACTGGGGTGGAGAATAATATAAATCAACCTGGAGATTTATATCATGGTAAGCCAGGTACAAATAAACTTGTTGATTATATCAACCAAAATGGTTTGAGAGGCAAGTGTTCTATAATATCTCCATCACAAACAGTATTAGCTGAAATTGGTAAATATGATAAATCAATTAAGCTTGGCTATTTTAGTATTCTGGGTAGTTTTTTAAACAATGGTAGTTTTAATGGTTCTTTAAGAAGTACTATGAACTAGATTAAAAATGCAGCTGGAGTATCTGAAAACAATATATTTTTAATATTAAGCGCAGCAGCGTTTCAGTTTACACAAAATGCTATAAACGAGTTACAGTTAACTGGTTATGGTTTGGAGCTCTTTGGGTTTGATGACAATACACCGTTAGAAAAAATACACCCTTATGTATCTGGTGTTATTTGTGATTATGTACACGCTGGTGAGAAGGTATTTGGTGAAACGATTTTAAAGTCTAAAGTATAATGTTTGATATACAAGGCGGGAAAATAAAACTTAGCACACAAGATTTAGCCATACCTCCATTTAAACAACACTATAATAGTGCGGAGGATAAATCTTAGGCGCTAAAGGAGATTGAATACATTATATGGCTTTATAAATGGAATAGCCCGTATGAAGCATACCCAGAGAAAGATAGACCATCTATAGTTGGTAAAGATGTATTCAATGATGAGAAATATAAACCGACAGCCGAAATGAAGATATTAGCAAAAAGGTTCTAGGAGTTTCAATAGACTCCTAGCACTAGATTGCTACAATCGTCACAAGCAGCTGCGGAAGGATTGATAGAAACTCTGAATTAGTATTCAGAAGGTAATATGGATATAGATACAGCCTTAAAAATAACACGAATACTTAAAGATGTTAGCGGTGTTGTTAAGTCGTTAGACGTAGCAATGAAACAAGCTAAATCTGAACAACTTGAATCTGGAAAGGTTAAAGGTGGTGGTGTTATAGGCATGTATGAAATTGCTAAATAATTATGGTTGACTTTAATAAGAAGATACTTAATAGTGATAAATTTAGACAAGCTGCTATATTCTTCCAAGAACATGGGTGTTATACATTAGCGCCAAAAGGTACAACTGATTATGCTAAATATTGGGATGAAGAAACCAATAGATGCTTATACGGATATACAGCTCCAGATGGAGATTCTATAAGTGGATATAATTACTTCTACTTGAATTATAGCCCGATTATAAAGTTGTAGAAAGTTGAGTATACAGATAGATTTGGAGACAAAAGAACAAGGCGTGAGCGTATATTTGGTTTCCCTAGATTCTGGGATTACGATTGTTATTATTTCAATGCTGTTGATGAAGCGGAGAATGTTGGTAAACATATGGTTAACCTAAAGTGTCGTCAAAGAGGATATTCATTCAAAGGTGCGTCAATGTTAGTTAGAAACTATGAGTTGATACCAGGCTCAAAGAACTTCGCTGTAGCTTCAGAACAGAAGTTTTTAATTGGAGATGGTATTCTTACTAAAGCCTGGCAAATAATGGACTTTGTTGATAAACATACAGCATGGTCTAAATAGAGATTAACTAGCACTCGTATGGAAAGAGTGTCTGGTTTTAAGATAACTGATGAGTTTGGTAAACAAACAGAACAAGGTTATCTATCAAGTATAACTGGAATAACTCTTAAGAATGACCCTGAAAGACTTCGTGGTACTCGTGGTAAGTTAGTACTATTTGAAGAAGGTGGTAAATTCCCAAACTTAGAAACAGCATGGCGAGTTGAACAACCAGCTGTAGAAACTGACGACGGTGTGGCATTTGGTTTAATGATAGCATTCGGTACAGGAGGTACGGAAGGTGGTGCCTTTGATGGTCTTAAGAATTTATTCTATCACCCAGAAGCTTTTAACTGTTTATCATTTCCTAATATATGGGATGATGGTTAGAGTGATACTAAATGCGGATTCTTTGTACCAGCTTGGTCTAATATGGAATCTACTGACGAAAATGGACAGTAGAGGTTTATGGATAAAGATGGTAATAGTCTTAAAGAGAAAGCTGTAGAAGAGCTTATAGCTTAGCGTAATAAGGTTAAAGATGGAGGTGCTTCACAAACATCTATAGATAGATTTATATCTGAACGTCCATTAAAACCGCAGGAAGCTGTATTAGAGTTAGGTAAAAATATATTTCCAAGAAAGCTATTAATGGACCAGTTGACCAAAATTAGAACCAACGAGAAGATTAGAAATATGAAGCATATCGTTGATTTGTTTTGGGACGGAAATGGTGGTGTTAGAGCTGAAGAAAAGAAGTCTGGAGATATAACAACATATCATTTAAAGAAAGATGATAAACCGCATGGGTCAATTGTAATATGGGAGTATCCTGTAAAAGACCCACCGTATGGATTATACATAGGAGGGTGTTTAACACCTGGAGAGAAAGTATGTACGCAAAGAGGATTAGTAAACGTAGAAGATGTTACGCTCGATGATAAGCTTATAAATAAAGATGGTTAGTTTGTTGATATACGTAACCTACAGCGTTACGATAAAGAAGACGAAGATATATATACTATAAGAACAGCTAATTCGTATAGAACTACAACATTTACTAGAGAACACCCAATATTATGTTCGCCAACATTATATGGGAAATATGATTTTATAAAAGCAAAGGATATTCAAACTGGGTATTATTGTAAATTTCCAAATGTATATTATAATACAAATGAAGAATGTAAAGACGCCCCAATGAACTCTGATTTGTTTTGGTGGTTTGTTGGACTATGGCTTGGAGATGGTTGGTGTGATAGTAAAAAGCATTCAGTATCTATCTCATTCGATGTAAAGCAAAAGTTTTATTTTGATAAATGTTATAATTTTATACAAAATGAGTTGGGTATAGTTCCGTATTATAGAATAAGGAGAAGCACTATAGAGTTAAACTTTACATCCAAAAGGGTATAGCAATGGCTAAATAGTACATTTGGTAATAGTTGTTATAATAAATCAATACCAGATAGAATCAAAAGGATTAATGATAGGTACAAGCTAAATATAATAGCTGGCTATCTTGCTTCTGACGGATGTGTCTATAATAGAAATAATACATCGACTATTGAATTTGTAAGTGTTAGTTTAAACTTGTTGGAAGATGTTCAAGATTTATTATTTGCACTTAAAATAATAAGCGGAATATCAAAATTAAGAGATTGTGGATAGTCTACAATACATGGGAGAGTTATAAATTAGAGAGAAGCGTATCATTTAAGAGTAGCTCAATCAGGCTCTATTCTTTTAAAACGTTTATTTGATAAGTGTTATATAGAAGATGCTGTTAAAGCTAATAAAATTATAGATAGGTAGTTGTCAAACCATTCAAATAAACAAATAGTTTTTGATGATGAGTTTAAACATATAATATGTAAAATAAAACAGCTAACTGTTGGTAAATATACTGGAACTGTTTACAACTTTGAGTGTGATACTCATACATTTATGTGTAGAAATATAATGACTCATAACTGTGACCCATATGACCACGATGAATCATTCACAAACTCTTTAGGTTCAACGTTTATATACAAACGCGTTAAAGCTGGAGAGGCTTGGAACGATGTTATTGTGGCAGAATATTCTGGTAGACCAGACTCAGCTGAAGAGTATTATGAAAACGTTAGAAAGTTATTGATGTTTTATAATGCTAGACTACTATTTGAGAATGAGCGCAAAGGTATATATCCATACTTTACAAACAAACACTGCGATTATCTTTTAGCAGATTAGCCTGATAAGGTTATATCTGAAGTATTTAAAGATTCAAAAGTACAAAGAAGAAAAGGATGTCATATGACTAAATCTATACGAGCATATGGAGAAGGTCTTATACTAGAATGGCTGATGGATGAATTTGAGCCAGGACGTCCTAATTTAGAAAGAATATACAGCGAACCCTTATTAGAAGAACTAATAGAAAACGACGGTAAAAAGAACGTCGATAGAGTCATTGCTTTATGTATGGTAATGATATATAGAGAAGAGTTGTATTAGGTTAGGGTAGCTGAAAGTAAAGAAAAAAACAAATAGGTTGAACTCTTTGAAATGCCATTGTTTAGCCAGTAGTGGTGGGACAGTGACGATAAACAAGACGATATACCTGTATTTACATTATAATAACAATGGAGATAAAAGATAATTTATATAATGCTTCATTTCCACAACAGAAACTTCCACTATCAAAGAAAGACAAACAATGGTAGGAAAGCTGTGTGGATTATATAATAGGCGAAGGAAATGTTGGGTCTGGTAGAAGAGATACTCAACATGGAGAAATGCAAGTCTATTATAATTTATATAACAGTATCTTTGATGAAAAGGACTTTAAGCGTATAACAAATCCGTTTAAAGTTGATGATGGTTTTCCAGCAACTCCACAAGACTTTAATATTATTAGACCTAAGATTGATTTGCTTATAGGTGAAGAAACTAAGAGGCCTTTTAATTTTAGAGTTATAAGAACGTCTTAGGAAGCTGTATCAGAATTGCAAGAAAAAGAAAAAGAGATGTTGATGCAATACATGATGGCAGCTATACAGTCTAAGATGGGCCCAGAGGAGTAGCAACAATTCCAAGAGCAATTACAATCTGGTGAGATTATGCCTCCAGAAGCTATTGCTAAATATATGGATAAAGAGTATAAGGATGTTGTCGAGAATACAGCATATCATACTCTTGAATACTTGAAGGAAAAACTATCACTTAAGAACGAGTTCATTAAAGGCTGGAAAGACGGGTTGATTAGCGGAACTGAAGTTTATTACGTAGGTGTTCAAAACGGAGAGCCTTACGCAGAAAGAGTTAACCCAATTGATTTTGACTATGATAGAAGTCCAGACTTGGAGTTTATAGAAGATGGTTCTTGGTGTGTTAGAAAGATGAAGCTTCCTATAGCTGAAATCTATGATAGATACAATGATAAGATGACCGAGAAAGACCTCGATAAGATTAATTAGATTCTATCTGGTACACCTATTGGTGATATGCCACAGAAAGGACCAGTTGATGATTTTAATCGAATTACAATGCATTTATATGATAATGATGGCATAAGTTTTCAAAACAAGCATAGTGTAAATGTATGGCATGTATGTTGGAAGTCTTTTAAGAAGATGTTCTATGTTACAACATTAGATGAATCTGGGGAAGCTCAGGTTACAATTTGTGATGAAACATACAAAAAGGTTGGAACGGAACTGTCTATAGAACCTGGTTGGATTATAGAGGTTTGGGAAGGATATAGAGCTGGCTCTGATTTATATTTCGGTATACAGCCTATAGAGTATCAGCATGTTAGTATTGATAATCCAAACTCTCAAAAACTACCATATTGTGGATGTGTTTACAGTAATACAAATAGTAGACCACGTTCACTTGTTAGTATATTAAAACCATTACAATACATGTATATTGTATTATGGTATAGACTTGAGTTAGCTATAGCTCGTGATAAAGGTAAGGTTGTAAATATGGATATAACATAGATTCCTAAATCTATGAATATCACACCAGATAGATGGTTACATTATTTATCATCTGTAGGTGTTAACTTTATAAATCCATATGAAACAGGATTTGACATACCTGGAAGAGAAGGTGGTAAACCAGCTACATTTAATCAGATAACATCATTAGACTTAACAATGTCTCAAGTTATATCTGAGTATATTCAATTGATGGATAAGATAGAACAGTTAGCTGGAACTATATCTGGTATAACATCTCAAAGAGAAGGTTCTATTAGTACATCTGAACTTGTCGGTAATGTTGAGCGCTCTGTTGTTCAATCTTCACATATTACAGAGCCTTTGTTCTGGGTTCATAATCAGTGCAAGAGACGAGTATTAAACATGTTGTTAAATACAGCAAAGGGTGCTTGGGAAAACACTGGTAAACAGAAGTTATCGTATGTATTTGATAATGGAGAAAGAGCATTCTTAGACTTGGCTAGTAAGTTTTATTACGAAGATATGGATGTGTTTGTAAGTGATTCTACAAAGGATTTAGAGAATATACAAAAACTACAATCACTTATACAACCTGCTATGCAGAATGGAGCTAGCTTGTTAGAGGCATCTGAAATACTTACAAATGATAACTTTAATATCATTAAGCAAAAGCTTAAGGATATGCAGACTCGTCAAGAGCAATTACAGAAGCAACAGCAAGAAGCTGAAGCTCAACAGCAACAGCAATTGCAGCAAATGCAGAATGAGGCTAAGCAGCAAGAACTTATGCTCGAAGAGGCTAAGATGGACTTACAGAGATATAAGATAGATGCTGATAACCAAACTAAGATTGCAGTAGCTGAGATTAGCGCTTATCGTGGTACTGAAAATAAAGATGCCGACTTCAATGGTATACCTGACCCAATTGAGATAGCTAAAGATGCTACAGCTCAACGTAAGATAGACCAGGAGGCTTATTTAAAGCGTTATGAGGCTCGTCAAAAGAAAGAGATAGAAGATGCTAAGATAAACTTAGAAAAGAAGCGTATGGACCACGAAATGGCTTTACAGAAACAAAAGGATGAAGCTGCTCTACAAAGAGAGAAGATTAAAGCTTCAACTGCATTGAGGAATAAAGTAAGCGGGGAGGAATGATATGACAAGACTAAAAGCTCCAAAACAAAGTGGTAATAAATTTACTGCTTTTGCTGACAAGTTGGGACCATTAGTATATGAAGGTCTTAAGAAACGAGGTTATACAAGTAGAGCTGCTTATGACAATGTTATGAGCCAGCTTGCTTGGGAAAGTACATATGGCACAAGCGATGTAGCAAGGAATAATCATAACTATGGTGGTTATGGTCATGATGGTAATGGTAACTATACAGTGTTTAAGAATGACAGAGATTTCGTTGATGCTTATTTAAACACAATGTCTTCTAGATATAGAAAAGCCTTACAGTCTAATAATGTTTATGACTATGCTAGATATCTTAAAGTAAAAGGATATTATGGTGATACTTATGAGAATTACTCTAAAGGATTAGCTGGTATGAGCTCTCTTAGGAAAGCAGCTGCAAAGCACTATCATATAATGGGTCAGCCTTATAAAAAACCTTTAGCACCAGTCGTTCCTAACGTTTTAGATAAACCTGTACAGCAATAGATTATAGAGGATAATATGACTGTTCCTTTTTAGCAGAAGCCATTACAGATTGTAAAACCATTTGCTAAAGAACAACCTGTATACGAATTACAATAGCAATATGTACAACCACCTGTTGTTGTAGAACAACCAAAAGCAACTCCATTTAGACTACCTCCAATAGAGTAGACTATGGGTGCTATAATGAATGGTTAGTCTTTATTACAACCAGGATTTGCTAATGGTAAGGATGATGACTCATATTACAATTATATTATTAAACTTTCTAGAAAGAGAGCTCGTGAAAATAATATGAATGAAGATGAAGTTCTTACAACAATGCTTAATGATAATACATATGATTACAGAATGTTTTACGATAGAGATAGACGCGATGCTGAAAAAATGCTAAAGAGAAATAGCAGGGCACACTTTTCAGATATTGGTAAAACTGTGTATCATCCTACATTTAGTAATGAATCTGCATACTCTGGCGTTGTATCTGATGCAAATCCTCGTGGTATAGTTGGAGGAACGTGGAGTAATGATGGACGTATATATACACCAAGTATTGACTAGCTTTTAAATGGCTTTAACTATAACGAAACAAGACGTTATTTAAATGAAAGTGGTGGTAAAAATGTTAGAATAAAGGTACCACGATAAATAATACACGCAATTATGCGAAAATAATATTTAATTATTAATTAATAATTATGGCAAAAAAGAAAGAAAATAAACCATCAGCACTTGATGAAATGCTCGGTTCTATTTACGGAAATGGTGCTGAGAATACAGATACTACAGATGTAACAAATATGGGTAGACAAGATAGTGTTGTTGAGGTAGATACTAGTGAAGAAACTCCAGATAACCAAGACGGCGACTCTGAGGATGATAAAAACAAGGGTAAGTTCACTGTTGGTAATGATGATAGTGATATCCCAGAACATATTTTAAACAACTCTAAAGAAGATGATAGTAAAAACGATACTGATATTAATGATGATATTAATGACAGCGTTGATTCTGAACCGTCTGAGGAAGAAGTGACAGAAGCTCAACAGGTTTCAGCTTTGTTTGATGCAGTCGGAGAGTCTTTAGGTTGGAATATGGCGGATTTTAATGATGATGATAAACCTGTTACTGTAGACCAGTTTACAGAATACCTTGGTAAAGTTGTTGAACAAAACTCTGTACCACAGTATGCTGACGAACGAATCGCTAAACTTGATGAGTATGTTAAGAATGGTGGTAAGTTTGAAGACTTCTATACAAAACAGCAAGAGACATTATCATTTGAAAACTTAGACCTAGAAGATGAGTCTGACCAAAAATCTGTAATTAGAGAACTATTAAAATACAATGGTTATACTGATGAACAGATTAATAGTAAAATCAGTAGATATGAAGATGCTGATATGTTGTATGATGAATCTGAGGATGCTCTAGAGCGTTTAAAGTTCATTAGACAGCAAGAAATTGAAGATAGTAGAAAACAGCAAGAAGAGCTTGCTAAACAACAGGAGGAGCAAAGTAAACAGTTCTTCCAAAGCGTATCTCAAGATATCAGTAGCTTAGATTCTATTAGAGGTATCTCTATCCCAAAAGAAGATAGAGCTGCTCTATATGATTATATATTTAAAGTTGACCAAGATGGTATTTCACAATACCAGAAAGACTTTAACGCTAATCTCTCAAAGAATCTAATTGAGTCTGCTTATTTTACAATGAAGGGTGATGCTCTGGTTTCTGGTGCTAAGCGAGACGGTGAAACATCCGCTGCTGAAAAACTTAGAAAACTACTTAGACATACTTCTAAAAACCACACTACATATAACTCACAACAAAAACAAAAAAGTGCGGCTGAATTAGTAAGTGGTCTATTTTAAGATAGATTAAATTATAAATAATTATGAATAATACTTTACTTAATGGTCTACAGTTGTACAGAGGAAAGCGTTTCTCTGACCTTGTAGACGAAAACATGATTTCTAATGCTTTGTTAACAAAGCCTCATGAAGTTGCAGGTATCCTATCTCTCGTATTTGGTACTAAGGATGATGGTGTATCAACTACTATTGATATGATTACTGGTGGTCTTGGTAAAACAATGACTATCGAAAATAGAGAATATGAGTGGGCTGTTCAAATCGACCAAGACCACGCCGTAAATATTCGTTACGCAAAATGGAATGACCAATTGATTACAGCTGGTACACAGGTTGCCGCTGGTATTGGTAATTCTCCAATTTATATTGGTCTTGAAGAGAAGTACTTCGGTCCTGGTGCAATCTTGTCATTTGACAACTATAGATTCCAGGTTCGTGTTTCTGGTACACCTTATCAAGATGGTAGTGCTTGGGTTTACGAATGCTACGTTGCTGATGCAGGTTCTGGTGCATACATTCCTTCAGAATACTTGCTCCCAGGTCGTCAGGTAAGCCGTATCGGTTCTGCTTACGAAGAGTATTCAGATGAGGCAGATATCCTGAACTATCAGACTCCATTTAAGATGCGTAACAACTTGATGACAATGCGTCTTTCTTACGATATTACAGGTGACGCTTACTCTACTGTATTGGCTATCGCTCTTACAGACCCTGAAACAGGTAAGAAGTCTTACTTGTGGGCAGACTATCAGTATTGGTTGGCTCTTCGTGAATGGAAGAAACGTGAAGAGTATCAATTGCTTTTCGCTAAGTCTAACCGTAACGCTGATGGTACTTACGCAAATAAAGGAACAAATGGCAGACCCGTTAGTATAAGTGCAGGTTTGTTTGAACAAATCAGCCCAGCTAACACACGTTACTATACAACTCTAACAGCAGAATTGCTTGAAGATTACTTGTTCGACCTTTGCTATAATATGCTTGGTACAAACGAACGTAAGTTCATTGCATTAACTGGAGAGATGGGTTTCAGAGAATTTGACCGTATCCTTAAAGATAAAGTTGCTAACATGCAGCTCATCGATACTAAGTTCATCACTGGTAATGGTCAAGAGTTGACACTCGGTGGTCAGTTCACAACTTACAAGATGACAAACGGTATTGAGTTGACTCTTAAGAAGTGTGCGTTGTTTGACAACATGGAAATGTTCCGTCAATTGCACCCACTGTCAGGCAAACCATTGATGTCTTACACATTCTTGTTCCTCGACCTCGGTATGCGTGACGGTCAGGCTAACATTGTTAAGGTTTGTCGTAAGGGTCGTGAATTTGTACAATGGTGTACAGGTGGTTCTGTAATCCCAAGTGGTTACGGTTCTTCAAAAGATACTCTACGTTCTAATAGCCGTGATGGTTATCAGGTTCACTTCTTAGGCGAAGAGGGTATCATGGTTAGAAACCCATTGGCTTGTGGTGTACTTTACTGCGACGCTGATGATTCAGAGTACACAGCCTAATTGAAATAACGAGTCTCGTCTCGACTCTTATATTCCAATCCTGACGGATTGAAATAACGAGTCTCGTTCGTCTGTATAATGTGTAATATAAAAAAGGGCTCGTGATTATCGTCACCCGCCCTGTTTTATATTAGCATTATATACGGAACAACACTAATTTAAATAAATATTATGGTAGTTGAATTAAGAATTAAGAAAAAGAATCCATGGGCTGGCTTATTGAAGTACAGCAGATGTAATGATTATATCGCTCCTTATTTTACAAGGTCAGGCTCGATATATACTGGACTTACTCCAGAAGATGAAAAATATTTTGAAAAAGCTTTAGGTTATGATGAGGGTCATTTGTCTCGTACAAGTGATTTTTGGACAACCTTCTGTGTAAAGATTGGCGCTAAGCCATTACTTTTAGATGATTCTATCCCACGTCAGGAAATGATTATTAAGTTCCTAACTGGTCATAAAAGAGTTGCTACTTCGCTTGATAAGCTTGATGCTGGTAAAGATTACTTGTTGATTAACCGTCAGGCTGAAGCTGTAGAACAGAATAAGATTAATAAGCTTCGTAGAGATGCTATTCGTGAATTTGATAAGCTTAGCTTAGAACAAATGCGTAAATGTCTTAGATTGTTTGGTGTTAAGTCAGATGACCTTTCTAACGAGTTGGTAGAATCTACATTATTTACACTTGTTGATAAGAGCCCTAAAAAGTTCTTTGAGAAGTGGATTGATAATAAAACTAAAGACACAGAATTTATTATTGAAGAGGCTATTTCTAAGGGTGTGATTCGTAAAGATAAGACGAACTATTATTATGGTTCTGATATGTTTGCTACATCACTTCAGGAAGCTATAGCTTATTTGGATAATAAAAAGAATCAGGATTTAAAGCTTGTTATTATTAACGAAACAAGTAATAAATAATAAAATTTTAAACGACGTATGACGCACGCAGATATATACGAAAAGTTTATGATTGAATATGACAAGGAAAATGTCACCACGTCATATCCGTCGTTAACTGATTATGAGATTGCAACATTACTAGACAAGGCATACTTAGCTTTAATAGCTCAAAAATTCACAGGTAACAACACAAGGAGAATGCCGTTTGAAGGTGATGAGAAAGCAGTCGAAGATTTACAATAGCTTGTTACATATCGCCATGAAGATTTTCATGGTCCAGTTAACGTAGCAACTAATTTATTTCATGCAATATCTTTTGATAAGGATAAGATGTTGTATGTTGTAAATGTATTTTTAGTTGACAAATCTAAACCATAGAATGAGCCAATTGAAACACAAATTCAAGCAAAGCAAGTAACATCATTACATTTTAATAAGTTTCTATCTGGTATAGATAATAAACCATGGACCAAACATCCTGTTTATTGTATAACAGATAAATCTATAATGATTGCTGATGGTAGTGAGTTTAGAGCAAAAGCTGGTGGATATGGACAACTCTCGAGTGCTATTGTAGAATATATAAAAATGCCAAAGAAGTTTGCTGATAAAGACAAACCAATACAAGACTAGATTAATGTTGAATTTGAGTTATCAGATACTATGGCTGAAGAGCTTATTAACTTAGCTTTAGTAATGGCTATGGAGACCGTTGAATCTCCTAGAGTACAAACTAAAGCACAACTGAGAGGGTTAGAATCATGACGATAGAATAGACATACCAATTAGGAATGGAGTTTGAACGCAGGTTAATAGAAATAGACCCTTCGTTTGAAGTTGAAAACAAAGTTGATACAGAGACCATTTATAAGTTTTTAAATGAATATTGTCAACAATATGTTCAACAGTTAATGATACAGCTTATTTAGGTTAAAGATAGACCTGAAGCTATACCAAGTATCCAAGATAAGCTTAGAACGCTTATTAAAACTGAGAAGTGTAGAGTATTCGATAATCCAATTCAAGAATATAAAGAAGAGTATAAGAATGTTAAACATTTCTTATTACCAACTAATTATTATATGTATATAAATAGTTCTTCTATATGTTCTAAATCTTACAAACATCCACAAGAGGTTAATGTTATTAAACCTGGAGTCGGTCTTGTAAAACAAACACATATGCTACCTAATAAGATTTGTAGCGAATATGATGTTGATTAGGTTATTGATACATTAATAGATAATGGAGCTATAATGAGGAGTCCAGTAGTTGTACTAGAATCAATTGAAGACCGTGCTGGTTTAGACCATAATGCTAAGCTATTTCACGATAAGTACACTGAAGTTGAAAGCGTGTATGTTACATATTATTCTTTGCCTGGAGAGTTCTCAATATTAAAAAACCCAGAAGAACCATGTGAGTTACCTTACACTGCGTTCTGGGATATAGTTAAAGGCGCTGTAGACTTATATGTTTATTCATATAAATACGGCGTTACATTAGAGAATTTAAAGCGTAAAGCTAAACAATAGATGTAGGATTTTAGGGATTCTATGAATCGCAAAAAGGAGGATGAAGAATGAAATACATAGACATACTTGAAGCCTTTGAAACAGAGATTGGTGTAATAAACAGTGTTAAAAAACCAGCTACAACGGATTCTTTATTTTGGCTTAACCAAGCTGTAGATAAGTTTACTAAGATAAGGTTTAATAGCGATTTTATACATAAAACATCATATGAACAAAATGAGAAGCGTAGGAATGATTTAATTAACTTATACACAAGTGAAAAATATACTACGTTTACTTATAATAATGACAACCCATTATATGATGTATATGAGGTTGAAAATTACCCAGATGATTTTTTATTCTCTTTAAATGAAGATGTAATAATAACAAACAATGATGGTAATAACAAATACAGCACTAGTATATTTGAATGTACATCAGATAGTTTTATGTATAGAGTTACAAATAGTCTAACTGACTTTCATTATAAATATGGAATAGCTAGACCTTTAAGAGTTTGTACATCTACTGGTTGTAAACTTCTTACGGATAAAAACTATAAGATATAGGAATACGTACTTGGGTATTTAAGAAAACCAAGTAAGATAACACTTGATAATCCTTTTGAGGAATACCAAGATTTTGATAATATAACAATGCCTGAGATTATTAAAATAGCAGCACAAATGTATTTAGAAAACATTGGTGATGCTAGATATAAATCTATAACTCAGGAAGTTATGACACAAGAATAATTTTAACGTGGAAAGCCGTGGTTGTATAATATATACAATGAGTGTGCGGTGAGTAGAAAGAATTAATTTTAAAACATTATATTATGATTACATATGTAAATGACGTTTTTGTAAGTAACGTTGGTGAGCTCATTGCAGCTGACACCTCAACACTTGCTAAAGATAAAGCTGAACAGATTAACAGCGTTGGTAAGCTTATTATAGCTGATATGAAAAAACCAAACGTTGGTGTTGCTACAGTTGATGCTTCTGCTGAAGCTATTAGAATCGGTCTCGTAACAAAGAAAGTTTCTACAGTAATTGATGCTACTGGTGCTATGAAGTTTGCTCCTGTTATTGATTGGACAAACCCAATCCAAAAGGGTGCTATTAAGAGATTCTCTTGCGAAAAGTATCAAGCTGACGAAGCTGAAAAGATTGCAATTAAGTTTGCTGCTGTTACAGATGTAAACACTTTAGATAAGCTTAAGACTTCTGGTCATAGCGTAGTTCTTCGTATTATCTACAAAGATATGAATACTCGTTATCGCAAATGGACAGAATCTTACGAATATGTTACAAAAGAAGGTGACACACCTGCTAAGATTTCTAAGGCATTTGAAGCTATGATTAATAAGGATTACAAGAGAGCTCGTGTTATTGCTAAAGATACAGCTGGCACTTTGACTCTTGAAGCTATGCCTTACGATGATGACAATTCAGTTAACTCTATCAGCCCTGCTGCTACAGTACGTTTCAGCGTAAGTGTTTGGGTTGCTTATAACGATATTGCTGGTATTGGCTCAATTGGTTCTAACAAGAAGGTATCTCTCCCAGGTCTTGAAATCAAGAAGACTCCTGGTAAGATTTACACAGCATCTGCTAAGTATGTACGTGACCGTGAGGCTGCTGCTATGGGTTACGATGGTATCCTTAACCGTGGTAACGGTACTCTTATCGAAGCTAACCTTCCAGAAATGAATGTTAAGCTCGATGGTAAGTACGACGCTATTACTCTTCAGTTTGAGAACATGTATCGTTCTGCCGATGACCTCCATAGAATTGCTAAGCAATCTGTAGAGATTTACCCATTGCAAGGTGAGGGTGCTGCTATTAAGACCGCTCTTGCTGCTTTTGTTCCTGCTGATGCTAACGAATCAGTAGCTTCAATCAAGCTTTAATTTTAATTAACAAACAATCTAGCTGGGGTTGGGCTTAGCCCTACTTCAGCTTTTTTGTTATAATACCAAATGTAAATGGAAACACCAAAATATACAATAGGTACTGATATTAAACTAACCTTTACATTAAATGAGTTGTCTGATTTTGATAACACAGCAATTAAACAACTTAGATGCTATGTTATGAATATGGATGAAGAGGGATATGTTAATTTAGATAATTTTGGATACCCACAATATTATTCACCAACAGAATACGATTTGAACTATACTGGTAGATTTAGTTATAATTGGCTACCATATAACCAGCAAGTATTCAATGGTGGTATGTTTGGCCCAATTGATGATTATCACTTCTTCCCATCTTACAATGGATTTGGTGTAAGGTCTAAACAGTTTAAGATTATACCAAGAGAATATTTAGCACCTTCTAGAGTTACAGCTAATAAGAATGAGATTGAGATGTATTTCCCAGCTCAAGATTAGAAAACATTAGGTAGATATAGAGTAGTTATAGTTGTAACACTATATCAGCCAGGATGGGGTTCTAATAACCTTAGAACGATGACTATAGATAAAGGTGAACAATTTATACTAAAGGATTATATTTGATAATCCTGTAAAATTAAATTATATGAAACTAGAGCTTAAACGTATTGCTCTACGCGATACATATACAATAGGAAAGCTTTATATTAATGGTGAATACTTTTGTGACACTATTGAGGATAAAGTTAGAGATTTAAATAAGAACGGTGTCTTCGATAACGGAGAGACAAAGATTAAAGGAAAAACCGCTATTCCATACGGTAAGTATGAAGTAGTGTGGGCTTATTCTCCAAGATTTAAAAGATATACACCAAGATTGTTAAACGTTAATTCATTTAGCGGTGTATTAATACATGCTGGAAACACAGCTAATGATTCAGAGGGATGTATATTGCTTGGATAGAATAAGGTTACTGGAAAGGTTATCAACTCAAAGATGTTTGTTGATAACCTATACCCGATTATACGAGATGCTTGTAAAAAAGGAAAAGTAACAATAGAAATATCATGAAAAGGCATCACAAAGATTTAGTACAATATTCAACTGCCACTATGTCTATAATAAGTGGAATAACGCTAGCGTTTTTATCTTTCTTTTTAAACCAGCATAATATAGAAGATAGTATATTATGGTATATTGCACAAACGTTTGTATACGCTGGAAGTGTGTTTGGTGTATCTGCGTATGTAAATACTAAGGTTGGAGAGATAAAGGCAATGTTAACTGATAGTGGTATCGTAAACGATATAACAGAAGATGAATTTAGCGATGATAATTAGCCTAGTGCTAAAAAACAAAAGAATCGCGTATAAGGCATTTATAGGCCTTCTAATAGGCGTTCTTACCTTTGTTAGTGTAAATCTATACAATAAGAATAAACGCCTCTCACAGAGCCTAGAAATAGCTAATAACAACGTTGAAGCCTACCAGAATATATTAAACGGTTCTGAGTAGGCTAACAACGTTTTAAAATTAGATATGTCTTAGTTACGCAATATGAACGATAAGCTTGTACAATAGATAGATAGTGTTAGGAAGGAGTTAAAGGTTAAACCTAAGGCTGTAAATACAGTCGCAACTCAAACATAGACTATTTACGTTACAGCGAATAAGGGGGTTAGGGGGTAGGATATAGTTAAAACTATACTTAGAGATAGTATATATAATGATACTATACAATACAACGACCTAACTAAAGTAGCTTATACTATTGGAAAGGATACTGTTAGTATTAACTTAGATGTTAAGAACCAACAGTTCTTATTTGTATATAAAGATAGATAGTATAAGAATAAGAAGAGTTTTATTAAACGTCTATTTACTCTAGACTTTAAGAAAGTTAATACATACAAGTATAAAATAGTTAATACTAATGACTTACTTAAAACTTCAGATGTTAGAGTAATAGAATCAACAGATAAGTAATATGACATATATAACACTTAGATAGTTTGTAGACGATATATTACTTCTAGTTCGTAATAATAATATAAGTGAGAGTGAAGACTTATCAAGGGAACAGATTAGAAATTGGGTAAAGGAATATAAGAAGTACTTTACAAAAGAACGACTTGATAAGATTAAAGCTCAGTCTGAGACTATTGATGATTTATTAGCTGCTTCAGACGATATATATAAGAAGGAAACTGGGCCTCATAAGTTAGAAGATGTTCCTTCTTTAGATAATTTAGCAATATATACAAAAAAGACAGTTGATAAGCTAGAGGGTATATATAACGACGATGAAGATAGTATCCTTGCTATACACGACCAGCAAGGTGAAAATATACAATATATGAACCATATACGTCGTCATTATAACTATCATCGTAAATATACAGGTGGTGAACTTACAGCATTCTTTAAAGATGGTTATATTTATGTTCAAGGAACACAAGATAACAACATGCTTAAGAATATATGGGTTCTAGCTATATATGAGGATGAGAATGATGACGATTGGGATAAACAAACAGAAGACGATATTAAATTACCAGCGTGGATGTTACCGCCAATAAAGCAAATGATTATGAGTAAAGAGTTACCATTTATGTTAGGCAGACCTAGCGATGATAGTAACAACTCTACATTAGCTAGCGTTAAACCACATGGACCACAAGACGATGAGGAATAAGAACTCAATAACATATAGAGATATGTATAAAGACTTGCCCATAGACGTGCCATACGACGCGTATAAGCGCATATTAGCTGAAATGGGTAATGTTATACTATAGCACGTATTAGACGGCTCAGATGGCTTTAAAATGCCTTTTGGGCTAGGTTATATACAAGTTGGTAAATACAAACCTAAAACTTACACAGATAAATCATTATCTGTTGATTATAAAGCCAGTAAAGATATTGGTAAACGTATATATCATTTGAACGAACATTCTGACGGGTATAAATTTAGGTTACATTGGTCAAAGGTACCTCAGACATTTTCGGATAGATACAAATATCAGCTAAGTCTTGTTAGGCGTAATAAGAGAAGACTGGCGCAATTAATATTTAACAAAACAGATTATATAAATATAAATGATATACAAGTATATAAAATGTGAATCAGTTATAGCTAAGATTATGGCTGATTTAGATTCTTCTGAGGTAAGGTAGCGTACAAGCGATATTAAAGAGTGGATATTTGAAGCCATAGACAAGATTGGTGCACCTATGCAGTATATCAGTAGACAGTCTGGAGCCGATGGAATCCCTGTATATAAATTACAGGATAATTAGATTCCATTGCCTTCAGACTTAGTGCATTTAGATGGGGTAGCTTACTCTGTATCAGAAAATGGTCCGTGGATTCCATGCAGTACACAGACATCTATTTTTAAGAAACAGAGTACTGTTTGGCCAAAACCTATAAAGAATGTACACTTTGAAAATAAGAACCTAGCAAAGGAAGAATAGATTACAGAAGAGCAAAAAATGTAGCATAAAATGCCAACAGTTCAAGCTCAAATAAACAGACCTAATACTGGCGGTTTCTCTGACTTGTTATATAATGACGACTTCTATGAAAAACCAGAGTACTTTATAAAGCCAGGTTGGATTGTAATGAATAAGAAAGATGGGTATATTAAACTTGCATACAAAGCAATACCTACAGATGAAAGAGGATACCCATTAATACCAGATTTAGAATCATATAAAGAAGCTATATACTGGTATGTTAATATGAAGTTGTCATTCCCTAAGTTTATGAAAGGGTAGCTTGGTGGAAAATTAAAGAGTGCAAATATAACTATATATAACTACATACATAATAGATGGAATTATTATAGAAATCAAGCTTACGCTGAAGCTATGATGCCAACTCCAGATGATATGTAGAATATAAAGAATGATTGGAATAAGCTTATCCCAGATTGGGATGGAGACGATACATTCTTTAATTATATAGGAAAAGAACAATTAACTTATAATGACTACTACAATGGATTCTAAAAAACAACAAAACATGCAAGTTAATTCTTTTGACGGTGGTATGAATACTGATGTAGCAGACCATTTGATTAAACAGGATTAGTATAGACTTGCTAAAAATCTAAGATTTGTTTAGGGTAGAGATGGTGGTACTGGTGAACTTAAAAGCTTAACACTACCAGACTATATATATGATGCTATGAGTGGTCAACTTGGGCTTATTGTAGGTTCTTATTAGATAAGAGAGTATGGTGTTTTGTTTGTATCTAGATAGGGTTCTTTGTGTATATATAGATTTGATATTCCAAAAGATAGTGATTCTCCTGTTACGTTTGATGATGTTCATGCAGATTTAATATTTGGACCATGTGATGATTTTAATTCATAGCAACAGGGCTTAGAAGCCGTATTGAGACAATATAGTATTGTTGGTAGAGTTGAGAACTATGACAATATGAAGTTATATTTAGCCGATGGTGAACATTAGATAATGGTTATCGACTTGTTTCCAGACCAAAATAATATACCAACAAAAATAAATTAGATAGAATCTAATAATAATTTTACACTATATCCGCCTAAAGTAGTTGAGATTACATATGGTAATCTAAAAGCTGGTGCTAATCAATATAGTTATCAGTTATATCAACGTTATAAGCAATCGACACAGGTATCACCATTAACAAAGATTATACCAATTGTAAATAAGAAAGGTTAGAATTTGTACGACGGGGTTACTCAAGGTAATAGTACAAATATGGGGATAAAACTCAGATTTGATGTTGATAACAATATATATGATACTATAAAGATATTTAGAATACATTATAATAAAATAGGAGAACACCCCGAGATTGATGTTATATACGAAGGTGGTTATAATGGTGCATTTGAATATATCGACTACGGTGGTTAGAGTCTAGGTAAATTAACAGTTGAAGAATATAATTCATCATCTGGCATACATATGATACCTAGAGTTATAGAAGCTAAAGATGACTATTTGTTTGCAGCATAGATTAAAGAAAAGTCTGTTACAACTGATAAGTTTGATGATATAAATACTGTATCATTAAGATTCTCTGAACAGGGCTTTGCCTTTGCAGCTAATTATTCTGAAAGAATAAATAAACTAGATGGTAAAACTATAGATGATTTAAAAGCAAATAAATGGGAGTTATTTGATAATACTACAAAAGAAACAGACTGTTTTAATATAATTAATGATATGAGTGACTTGTCTGTAAACACAGACATTTACATGGAAGATATTAGAAAGAATGGAGGTTTTTCTGCGTACACTTATCTGTTTCAGCCATCTGATAATGGTGTTATTTATTACGGAGGCGCTGGTAAACATATAGACTGGAGGTTCGTTGTAACATAGATTTCTGGTGATGGTAATACAAATGCAGGTGCTAATGTATAGTTTATATTTGATAATGAGTCTTCTAATATAATAGACCTTTATAGTGGTAAAATTGACCATAAGAGAATTAAATTAAATAATAGTACAAAAATACCTATTAAAAGCGGACCGTCTGCATTAGATGGTGGTTTTAAAAAATACTATATAAACTCTCATGGAGAATTCGTAGATGCTGGCGAAATAAAGGATAGCAATTTATATAAAAGTGCATCTTATAATGACCCAATGGTAGCTTCAAATCTAAAGTCTTTAAGAAGAGGCGAGTTGTATAGATATGGTATTATATTTACAGATAGCGCTGGTAATAAAAGTAATGTAAAATGGATTGCTGATATTAGGGTACCTGGATTATATATAAACGGATTTAATACATTTGAAGCTGGTGGAATAGGTACAGAGCTTGGAGTTAACGTTCTTGGTGTTGAGTTTAAGCTACATGATTTAGATGAGTATGATATAGCTCAATATGAAATAGTTAGATGTAATAGAACTGTTAATGATGTGTCTATAGTATCTCAGGGAGTTGTATCTAGACCTGTTAAAAAATATGAACTAAACCCTACCGAAAATTATCCCTATACACCAAATTTTATTTTATCTACAAATAAATTTATAACATCATCAATTTTTAAAAATTAGCTAAATGATATATTATCGTTTAACAAAATATATGGATGCGCTACAAATATATTCAACGATTCATTGTATCAATTCTTATCACCAGAGTTTTCGTTTACACCTACAACTGTAACTGATATAATAAAAGGTTCTAATGTTAATATAAACACACTTAAATATCTATTTCCAAATTCGTCGTTTGAAAAGAGACCTCATAAATGGTTTGCTGAAAACCAATAGTATCCATTGTTACAAATGAATCACAATACAGGTAATCCTAAAGATGTGGATTACAATGGATTTGAGAGAAATGCTAAGATATATGATAATTATTCAGGTTATAGTATTTTTAAATTTGCATATGATTTAGAAATAAAGAAAAATGGTGGTGGTGAATAGCCATACTACAAAGGTGATGTTGAAAAGGTTGTTAATAAATTAAAAACATCTAAATTAGTTTTTAAATACTATAATCAATCATCGATTGTAACAATGTTACCTCATAGAAAAGGATTTGTTGATAATATATCATATGATTATAATAATAAAACGTATACATATGGTACGGTAACATATAATACTGACAATATATGTGAAATAGTAAATTCTAAATTTGTAAAAGGAGAGAAGTGGAATAATTTTGGTATACTTGATTCTAAAGGTAAACCTTCTTTAAAATATGTAGATTAGATAAATATTATTGGTACTTATCAATTTTGTAACTGGATTATTGGAGGTGTATACGGTGCTGATGTAGATTCGTTAAACTTGTGGTTTATTAAAACCAACGATATAGTTTATCTTTATTCAAGTTTAATCGGCCCAGGCTCATCTGGATTACTAATACAGTTGAACAACAAATGGAAAAATCACGATTCAACTCAATTAAACTCAGAGATATACCAGCTAACAGATACTATTGGTTCTAAAGTCATACAATCTGCTGTTTTGAATAATAATGGAATCCTTCAACCAGGATTACATCCATTAGAATATAGTAGTGAAAAGCTTGGTAATCCAGTTGATGATTATGCTGTAAATGCACCAAAGTTTGTTCCTATATACTTCAATGTAAATGAGAGTTATGAGGCTAAGAATGAAAACAATATATATTCATTTACAACACAAGGTACTTATTTGTGTAATATAGTTAAAGAATGTGTTCCTTATGGAGGTTATGAAAAGCATAGTATAGAAAGTAGTTTATACTACAGCTATTCAAATATACACAAGTATAATAAAGGTGTTAATAATGTAGCAGAAGTGTTTAACGGAGATACTTATATATGTCCATTTGAATATATATCATTACATAAATTTGCATTTAAAGAACTACACGGACCTTTAACAACAACTATAGTTAACTATATACCTGTTGAGACTAGTATAAATCTAATGTATACATCTGGTGTTCAGTTTATCAATGATAACTCAGAAGGTAATATAACTTGGGTTCAAGAAGAACCTGGTAGAATATTAGATAACCCAGCTCAAGATAAACCTTAGTTTGTTTATAATACAGCATATAGCTCAGATTATAAATTACAGATGAATACTATTAAATCATCTTTGCTAAATAAGAATGACGAGTATTTTGATTATAGGTGTAGATATTCTAATAAGAAAGAAAATGGAGAACTACAAGATTCTTGGACAACATTCTTAGCTGCAAACTATATAGACGTATCGCCAGATTATGGAAAGATAACAGAGCTTAAGACATTTAAGAATAGTTTAGTATTCTTTCAAGAGAGGGCATTTGGATTGTTATCTGTAAAAGAAAGAACAACATTGACAGATAATAACAGTAATCAATTATTACTTGGCTCAGGTGGAGTTCTTGATAGATATGATTACATATCAACTACAAGTGGAATGGAAGATGGTAATTTCTCAGACCTCGTTACCAATACAGCTTTATACTGGATTGATTACAATAATAAAAAATATTGCCAATATACTGGAGGTAATTCTTATAGTATAATATCTAGAATTAAAGGTGTTCAAAAGGCAACGGAGGAAGGTATGAAGAACGTTAGCAAAGACGCTGTGAGACCAAAGAAGATATTATACAATTCAAAATATAATGAAATTATGTTTTGGAATGGAGATGATAGAGTGCTTGTTTATAATGACGAAACTCAATTATTCCATTCTGTATATACAATATCTGCAAATGTTGATAGTATTAACTATTTTAATAGAAACATTATAGTTAATGGTAATAGGAGTTTAGTAGAGTTTGATAAGGACGGCGATGTTAGAAAGAACAAAGATGCTAACACTATTAAAGAGTTCTAGCTGAAGTATGTAATTAATGAATATTACCAATAGGTTAAAGTATTCGATAACATAATATTCAATGGTAGCTTAGAATTTAAAAACAATATAAAAGAAACATTCTCAACTCAAGGTTAGGTATCTAATGAACTTACACCTAAGGATATATCATAGAGATACTATGATTATAGAGCTGCAATTCCTAGAGCTTCTAATACGGGCTTATATGGAAATAGAATGAGAGGTAAGTCTATGGAATGTGATATTAAAAACAACATAGCTGATAATATTATTATACAATATATAACAACTAAATATAGAGCTTTATGGAGTTAAATTATAAAAGAAGAATGAGAATGCCTATATAGTATCTTCCTGGATTTAAATATGGTACATCATATTTACCAATGTATGCATCGTAGGGTAATTTATATGGTGATACAAATGATTATTTTGATATACACGGATAGTATAAACCTTTAAATAGAAGTAATTTTAATTTTAAAGGAGTTGCTGGTAGATTAGGTAGTAATGCTAGTAGCATTATGTCTTCTGGAGTATAGTTTGCTGGTGATTTAGGTAATGCATTTGGCGGTGTTAAGAGTACAAATGATATACTTGATGAGACTGGAACAAGATATTCAAATGGTATTGGTTTTGGATACCAGAGAATAAACGAGATAGATAGAGGAGCTTAGCTAACAGAACTTAGAAGACAAAATCAAAGTAATACAGGCAAAGCTGTTGGTTCTGGAGCTGCGTTAGGAGCATCTGTTGGTATGACATTTGGACCAGTAGGTGGATTGATTGGTGGTGCTGTAGGTGCTTTAGGAGGTCTTGTAGGCGGTTTATTTGGTGCTGCTAAAAGAAAGCGCAAAATGCTTAGAAGATTAGAATAGGCAAGAAAAAACGCAATAGAAACAAATAACTATAATCAGAGTTCAGCACAATCTGATTACATGATTAATGATTACTACAATACAAACGGTACAACACAAGATGATGTATTATATGCTAAACGTGGTAAAGATAAAGGTTACTCAGCAAACGGTGTAAATGCAAAAGCTAATGTGTATACATCACAAGGAAAGGTTAATACTACACCGAACGCAAGAGTGGCTGCTGGGGAAAGTATTATAGATAATATAGATGATACTAGCAAAACAACTGGACACGTTGTTAAAGATGGTAAACTAGGGCAAGATACAAATCTAGCAAACTTAGGTGATAGTACAATTGTTCTAGGTCAAGATGTAGACTGGAGAAACGGAATGACGTTTAGAGACTAGTCTTTACCATATACACAAGCACTTGAGAAGATTAATAAGAAGTATGAAAATAGAACAAATGATTCTATAAATAAACTTAGGGGAGCTATAGGTAAGTAGAGTGATGAACTACAACAGCAACAAGTAAACAAATTAAAAGAGCCTATTGTTCAAAAACTTAAAGATTTATCAGAACAACAAGCTCTTCAACATAGTCAACAAGAAATTCAAAATAACTACAATATGCCTGGATATACAGACGGAAAGAATAATACATATAAGAATATGTATAGTTATATAGAGCCAATGAGCTGGGGTAGTAATGCAATCCCAATGGGTATTGGTATGCTTACAAGTCTTGGTCAGTACTTTGACGCAAAGGGCTAGAAGATACACACTCCAGATATATACGCTGGTAACCCATATGAAACTGCTGCATTAGCTGAAATGTCAAAGCTTAATGTAAACCCATATAAAGCAATACAAGACGTATATAAGCAAGATAGAATTAATAGATACGCAATTAATAGAGCTGGTGGTTTAAGCGGTTCTTAGAAGTATTTAGCTAATGTTGCTATGGGATTAGGTACTCAAGAAAACATATCTAATACACTACAGAAAGCACAAGAGGTTAACAATCAATATAGAGGTAAGTGGGCTGAAGCTGCGCTTAATGCTGGTAATGCATTAGCTCAACGTAGACAACAAGCTAATCAGTATAACACTGAATATGCATCACAAGCACACGCTGCAAGACAACAAGGTATGCAAATTGGTATCCGTAACTTTATGGATTACTTACAACAATACGCTGCAAACGAATATAAACGTAAGACTGGTAATGGTATGCTTGGCTTATATCAGCAACAGCAAGATTTAGATAGAGATAAGTTTAACTTTAGTAAGAATAACGGTGATAATACACCTAACAATACTAATGATAAGCCATTCTCTTATTCAAATTACTATAACTTTATGAATGGTATTAACGGTTATAAAAAACCTTATCAATTTATACCTAATATGAGTTTTAATACTGGTGCAAATCCTAGTATTTTTGGACAAGCAGAACCTACAGAACTTATGAAGTATATTAAAAACTACAATCCTAACAGTAATAAGAAAGCTAAAACAAAACCAAGTGCAATAAGGCTTACTGGTATTCCAAACCGCCTAGTCGTACCTTACGGTGTATACAGTCCACAGCTTGGTGATTTTACAAACCCAGACCCAAGATGGTTAAATTGGAATTAATTATTTAAAATATGGTTTACTCGAGAGATTAGTGGGTCCAGCTCCCAGTTAAAGATTTATATGATTCTTAGATAATGCTGGCATCTATAAACGCTGCAAGAGATATGTATCAGCGTGGTGTAGATGAGATGAAGGAATTTAAAAAAGAATATGGAGATTTCTATAGCCCTATACAAAAAGATATGAATTGGTATACAACCAATGTTACTTAGGGTATGAGAGATACCATAGAAGACTTATATGTTAGAGGGATTGACCCACTTAGGTCTGCCGAAGGTAGAGCCATTATATCAAGGAGAATTAATAACGCTCCTATTGGAGAGATAAATAAACTAAAGATGGCTTCTAAAACAGCTCAAGAATATCTCAAAAACAGAGGTATTCTTGAAGCTCAAGGCAAGTTTAATAAAGACTATGAAGACTTTGTTAATGGCGGTAAGACTATTGAAGATTGGGATACTCTTAAAGATGGTATTTGGACAAGACAATCACCATCGCAATTTATGACATTAAAAGAAGCTACAGAGCATTGGTATAACAATAGAACTCCACATACTCTAACATAGAAAGAAGTTGAAGACTTTGGTGTTAAGTTTGATAAAAGATATACTTACACAGGATTTACAAAGAACGACTTACTTAATATTGCAGCAAAGAATACCCCAGGATGGAATGGCTCTCAAATAGCTGATTATTATAGAGAAGTTGCTAAGAGACAATTAATTGCTGAAGGTATTGAAAAACCTACCAATAAAGAGATAGAGTATAGATTACAACAAAACGTTTCTAACGCCAATGATGAGTGGAAGGTTAGACCTGTGGAATCTGTTAATCAATACGCAATGCTTGATAAACAACAAGCATATCAAACACAAGCTCGTAGAGAAGAATTTGCACACTAGGAAAAGATGGCGGCAGCAGCTGCTGCTAGAAATAGAGAGATGGCATGGTTACAATGGAGGTTATCAAATTCTACTCCAGATGAAAAAGGTAATCCAACAATTAAAAATAATCAGCCTCAAATACCTATATCGTTTACGCAGCAAATAATAGAACAGTCTAATAACAACAAGTCTGATAATATAGCTGGTCCAAATAACTTTAGTAAGAATGTGCTTAAAGTTTCTAAATACTGGCAAAATAAAGCATTCAATATACTATCTAAGGCAGATGTTAATAACGATGGTAAGATTGATGAGGTTGAGAAAACTAAGTGGACAAATAGGTATAATAAACTCAATGCTAATCAAAAGAAAGCTTACAACAACGCTGTTAAACATATGAATTGGTGGAATACTGCCGCTTCTAAAGGATTGGGTGGTGCTGTTGAAAATGGTCTTATTGACAAGAATGGAAATGTAACAAGTAGATTTACAAATGCTATGGCATATACAGATAAGGCTTTATATTCTGGAAAAGCATTTGATAACGGATAGATGCAAAGTGTAAATCTTAAATACTACAATGGAGCATATACACCACCAACAGCACAACATGCCAATGTATTAAAAGATATCTTAAGCTCTGGTAATACAAGTAAGTATTCATTTAAAGATGCTAATGGTAAAAATACATACGGATTAGCACATCCGGTTGTAAACTTCTCAGATAGAGGCGTTTACTATGGACCAGTTAGAGCTAATGCTGTAGCTTCTGGAGTTGGATTAACAAAAGGTAGCCTTAGTGTTAAATTTAATAAATTCTTAAAGAATAATGGTGTTAATGGTTGGGTTGTATCTAACTCTGGACTTGGTGCTATAACTGTTCCAAATAGAGGTAAAGGTCAATCAATAGACATTATTGGTAAGGTTTCTGTTCCAACAGAAGTTATAGAAAACTTTGCAAAAAGTATAGGTAAAGATAAAAACCAGGTCATTAAACATCTTGGTATCAGAACTATGGATAGAAATGGAACTACTAAACAAGATGGTGACTTTGCTGAAATACCTATATCTAAACAAATTGATAATAACAGAGGACAAACGTATGGTCAAATAGACTCTTCTTACGATAAGATAATGTTTGGCGGTAGCGAAGCTTCTAAGAGAGAACTTGAAAGACAATATAATTCTTCACAAAAATAATTTATAATATATGAGATACGGAAACAAAGGAAAAGGTAGTAAAAGTCAATCATATACATCTTCGTAGGCGGCTGCATGGAGGGCTAGTTTCGACGCTAATAGTAGAGCGTAGGAATCTGCCTTTTCCGCGCCGTATAACAACGGAACGTTGTCTGGTGATGTAACTAGTATATATAATGCACCATCTATTACTAAATACGACTAGTATTTAATGCCAACACAAGAAGAACCTGGTTGGTTTAGTAGGATTATAAATTTTATACCAGATAAGGTTATAAAACCAGCTCAAGATGGTATAATAAAAGCTTTTAGTCCTGACACATGGAGATTGTGGAATGAACAGAGATTGATGGTTGACGCTTCTAAGAACGAAGAAAATCTAAGATATACTAGCGATTAGATGAAAGATATAGACGATTATACAGTCGATTATATCGAATTGCTAAAAGAGTATAAGAGTGCGTTAGATGATTACAATAAAAGCGGTTTGCTAATAGATGAAGAAAGAGCTAAATAGGCTGAAAGTAAACTATTGGAAATAGAATCTGTTATTAGATACAAAAGTAGAGATTCAAATGCTTTATTAGACCTATTCTACGATGACTCTAAATCACATTCGCTTGATAATAAATCAGAAATGCGTAGATTATCTTTAGGTGATAGAGGTGACAATAAACCTGGTGCTAATGAAAAATTAAACATATTCCAAAGAGTTGGTAAATTTTTATCAAATGCACTTGATAATGTTACACAGGATTTGACATCTGTTATAAGTGGATTTGATGATAGCGACAGAATGAAACGAGCTATCAGAAACTCTAGCAATTATGGAGAACATGATAACTTAACAAAAGAATATTTTAAGTCGTTTAAAGATAGTAAAGATTTATAGAGTTATATATACAATATAGAGGATAGCTATTGGAAGAAGAGAAATGACCTAGAACATGAAATGGATGTTTATGATTATAAGACAAGAGAATCTGTAAACAACTATAAAAACGGTACATGGTACTTCGACCCAAAAAAGATAGATTAGAAGTTTAAAAGTGGTTATGAAAATAATAATTCTAGTTTATTATAGAGAGTTTTCAACCCTAAAAACTGGGCGTATAATATTGTAGATACTGGCTCTTCATTCTCTATGGCTCAAAACATGTTTGGCCAAATGGCATTCCAAGCTGGAAATCAGCTAATTGCTAATGCTATTATAGCGTCGCTTGGAGGTTGGGAAGCAAAATTAGCAAAAGGTGTAGCTACAACAATAGGTGTTGGCGGTGGTTTGTACTTAGCTAATTTAATGAGAAAAGATGAGAGTGCTTCTGAAGTTATGGACGCATACTCTAGTAGGCTTGTACAATATGCATATAACAACCATATAAGTTTGGCGGATTTAAATCATAAGGTTGATGAGCAAGCTAAACTTATGGGTATAGATACTAGTAGATTAAATGATACTGATAGAATGCAGTTAGCTCTTGCATATAATATAAAGTCAGATTCTGAACAGTTTGAAGAAGAAAGGTAGATTGCTAAAAACGGACTTGATAGGGTTTACAATGATAATATGACGCTATCAACGATGGATTACCTACAAACTATACCATTTCTAAACTTTGGTGGTAAAGTAGCCGCTAAATCTATTTTAGGTGGTGTGAAGAATAAAATATTCAAACAATACCTTAAATATGGTAAAGGTGTTACTGGTGAAGTTGCTGATAGATTTATAGCACAGAATGCCGATAGGGCTGCAAGAACGATAACTGACAACCTTATAGATAAAGCTTTTGGCGAAGGTGCTGAAGCTATGCTTAAGAAAGTAAAAACAGCACATGTTTTAGACTTCTTAAAAAGAGCTGCTAAAGCACGCATAGCTACTGGAGTTTTGGAAGGTATAGAAGAGGGTCAACAACACTTATTGCAACAAAGGTACTAGAGAGGTGAGTATGATAATTATAACGGTGAAAGAAGTAACTTTAATATAAGTTCTTTGTTAAGTGATGTTAGACTTGGTATAGGAGCTGTTGCTGGATACTTTGGATTAAACTTTGGAGACCCTGATAATGGTACTGATGAGCTAAGAAAAGCAATGAATACTGGTGTTATAGCTAGTATGTTAACTAGCCAAGGAATGTCTTTAATTACAAACATTTTACCAACAAGGGTTATAGAAAAGATGGGTCTTAATCCAGATAATGTTAGAGGATTAAAATCTCAATTAAATGCTGATAATGTAATAAACGAACTCGTTGCTAGTAATTATGCCGCAGAACAAGATGATGACCACGTTGGATTATTCTTTAAATCTTTAATGAATGGTAACTCTGTAGGTAAGATAAAAGAATCTTTAAACAAAATGAAACAGTTTAAAGGTGAGCTTGTTGATAATCAGTTTATAGATGATGATATAAGATTACTTGATACAACCAACCATGTAATTAATAACAAGAAGTTACACGAAATACTTGGAGTTGATTCTATGGAAGATACATTTGAGCATAGAAATATCGTACAAGACGCAGTTAAGACCATTATTGATTTTGAAGACCTTGAGAAACTACACAGAGACAACGTTAAAGATACAGAAACATTAGAGCAAAAAATAATACAGGAGCTTACTGGTGATGAAAACAGTATGTCTGAACCTGCAAATAGATTGCGTAAATCAATACTATCAGATTATTCTGAATACAAAAAATCTAGAGATTCACAAATAGATGATATTATAAGTAAGGATTCTTCTATATTAGATGAAGCAAGACAAACTGTACTTAGTCAATACGAAGATGATGTTGATAACAATACATTACAAAAGTATATCAAAGATGAAGCTAGAGCTATTGCTGAAGCTAAATTAGATGATAAGCTTATAGCTGAAGAGGATTACATTAAAAATAGAACCAACTTAATATTCTCTAATCTTATTATGGAGTCAAAGACGCAATTGCTTAACCAACTTAAGCAATAGGATTAGATGAACAGATTAATAAGAGAAGAAACTGGTACTGATATAAATGTTAATAAACTTGGCGGTATTATTAGAAATCTCAGTAAAGATATAAAGAAGCAAAAAGAATACGGTAAGAAACTGCTAAAAGAGATTAATGATTAGATAGATGCTAAAAACAAGCTGATTGATGATTATAATAAACAAAATCCTAATGATTAGATTAAAAAGCACAAGCATTTAACTATTAATGATATTGTATCAAAATATTCTCAAATCGACCAGACTGATGAGTTGTAGAAACTATATCAAATCAACGCTTTTAATGAAGCCACTCTTAAATCATTAAGCCCAATATATCAAGCTTATACAGAAGGTCTTTCTGATTTAGACCAGTCTTTAATATATTCATATGGAGTTAATTGGAGTGATTTAACTGTAAAGGAAAAAGAAGCTTATAAGAGAAAGGTTATAGATAGTGAAGCTGAAAATAACAATGATGTTTCTCAGCAATCAGATGATTTCTTTAAAAGAGCATATTTAAAAGAACAATCTAAAAATTCATATAGATTTAATCAACTAAAACAATTAGGAAAATAGATTTCTGACAAACTTCAGAATGAAGATTTAGATTTAACACCAGCTGAAAGAATTAAGTTAATAGATGAGTATAGAGAGTTGGCTAAAGAAGCGGCCAAACTTGTAATACAAAGTAGAGCTAATGAAAAGCACAACCGTAAACTTGTAGCTCATAAGAGATTCTTAGAAGAGGGTGGTATTACTAACGATGATATTGATGATTTAAATACCAATAGAGAAGACCCATCTGTAAAGAGTGTTATAGAGCAATTAGCTGGTAGATAGATTGAAGAGGAAAGTGCTACTCTTGACGATGACGATAGTATGGATTCGTCTCAATATGAAGAAGAAGAACCTAATCTTAATGAAGTTCAAGGTGAGCAAACTAATACTGGTTACGAGGACGATTTACAAGGAGAAGGTGAAGATTTTAATGGAAACAATGACATACAAGGTGAAGAAGATAATGATAGCAATTTAAACAATGGTATTAACACTAGTGTAGATACAAATCTTTCAGACGCTCAAAGAGATTTAAGAAGAACTCTTTTTGGCGAAGAAAGCGAAAAGCCTAAAAAAGATATAAAGTTAATACACGCTGACAACATTGAAGATGCCCAGAAAGAAATACAGAAGAAACTAGATGAATTTAAAACTATAAAAGATATATTCAATATACCTAATAATACTACTTTAATCAGATTTACTGTTAAAGATGGTTTTTATTCTGGAGTTGTAAGTGTTGTAGTATCAAATTCAAAGGGAATTGTCGAAATAAAATATTTAGACGAATCTGGTCAACCTGTTCCATTGAATATAGAAAATACTGGTTTTAATATGCCTGAAGAATTTGTTCCTCAAGACGAAGATTATGATTCACAGAGATTTACAGTTATCAAGAAGCTATCAGATACTCTAATAGAAGGTCATCATATAGAAGATGCGCTTACTGGTAAAATCTATAAAGTATTAGCTGATAAAATTGCAGTTAAGAGGTCTCGTAGTGAAGATGTAAATGAAGCTAAACCATAGGATTAGAACGATAACGATACCCAACCAGATGAACAACCTGATGAATCTTACAATCCTGACGATTTGGACAATGATGGTGATTTATAGCTAGATAATTTAAATGAAGGTGGTGATTTATAGGTTAATGGTGATGAAACAGACGAAACGTTAGTTGTAGATGATACAGATGATTCATATACACCAGAACCATTAGGTGATGAGAATTTAAGCCTTGATGATATTACCATTGATAATAGGTTGATTGATAATAAAGAAGATGTTTATAGAAACTTATTATCATCAACATTCTTCTATAACAACACATCAACAGATATTATAAATTTATCAGTAGATGGTACTCAACTTAAATTTAAATATCCTATAAAATCAAACTCAGAGTTAAGTAAAAAACTTACACAAAAGGGTTGGTTTGAATCTACAAAGAAATATTATGTTGTTTCTGGTAAAAATAGAAGTGATAAAAACTCATTTACCGTATCATTGGTTATTGAAGATGAGGCTGGTAAGTCTACATATATAACAACGATGAAAACACCATCTAACTATACATATACAGATAGTTAGGGTTTTGCTAGAAAAGAAGACGGTCTTGGCAAACTAAGACATTAGCTTAAAATGATTGGTGTTGATAAAGAGTTGTTACCACAGGCTTAGATTTCATCTAGAGAAGATTATTATAGTCTTAATATTAAAGCTAGACCACAGCGTAGTAAATATAATACTGATGAAGCATATAATACAGCTTTAAAACATTGGTATAAAGAAGCTAAGGATTGGTATGAACATTTATCATATGAAGGTAACGAAGGTAAGATTAAAAGTTATATAGACTACAAAGCTAGAGTTATTGCAAAGAAGAGTAATGGTAAAGGTGTATTAACAGATGAACAAATTGAAGAGCAAATACAAAACTTAATAACATCTAGAGATTAGATTATTGATGCTTATTGTGATAAAGTTGATGGTAAGTATATTATACCAAATGAGACAAGAACACATATAATACCAACAACACCAAGAATATCAAACGGTTCAATTACAAAGGGAGAAGAGTTTCATTCTATCGCTGAACAGAATAATGAATTTGGTATACCTACAGATATAAAAGAAATAGATGAGCAGATTAAAGATGACGAACTTATGTTTGGTTATGGTACTGGTAAGTTTGGAGATATTGAGTACGCTATATTAGGTTTGAATGGTTCTGATGCTATTTATACTGGTACTGGTTATTCTGGTACTATATACATATTAGTTGAAGGTCCTTCTGGTAGCACACAAAGAGTTCCCGTATCATTAAGCGAACAAAGATTCAATACAAATGATTCTGGTAAAGCTATAACAAGTGAGAACTTACAATTATCAATAAACCCAACTACTGGTGAACTTAACACACAGGCTAAACCAACAGCAGCAGAGGTTCTTCTATATATGATTTGTGGTAAACTAAATCAAAAGTATATACCTGGTGCTACAGTAGATATAATGAGACAGTTTGCTGATTTAATAATCAATAATGGCGAGAATACTGTTAAAAAGATGAGCAATACTCAAGCATCTATTAACAAACAACCATTCTTAGCTGATAAGCAGTTAGCTGTTGTTGATAATCATGGTGTATCTTCACTTCAAATTGTTACTAAAGAAGATGGTCAAAGAAAGGTTGAGTATATACCTCTTGCCACACTATTCTCTGAAAACGAATCCGAGACAAGAAAGCAAGTTGTTCTTCACATTGCTGATAATATGCACTGGAATACAAGTGTTGAAGCGATGATGGATGAATTTCCATTTGATATTATAAACACTCTTAAGAACTTCTTCTAGAATAATAAGAGTGAAACTAAATTCTCAATATGTGGATTAGAATAGTTAACTTTTAATAAAGCTGATTTGTTTGATGAGTCTAATGGTTAGTTGAAATATAATCGTGTTAATGTTATATCATGGATGATAAAGACAGGTAGACTATTAACTACAACAAGTAGAGATGGTATCTTCCAAGCTCCTTTTGTATATGCTTCTGGCATACAAACTAACGAGAAAGAAGAAGCTGTTTAGAAAGTAAAACAGAAGACTAAACAAACTAAAGCTGATAAAAAGGCTGATACTGTTACAGTTAATTCTAAAACAACTGCTGATTGGAGTGCTAGAGTTGAAAAGTCTAAGATTGAGAGAATTAAAGATAAATTTGGCGTTAAGAGAGGTGAAGTTGATAAATGGATTGCTAAAGATAGAAAAGATGCAGATGAAAGATTATCTGCATTAAATGCTGTAGCTGAAGAACATGGAGGTATTACAGATTTACTTATACTTGATATAGATAAGTCTGATTTAACGATACATGGAAGCTCTGTTGAAGAGAAGATGTCTAATTATGCTAAAGATTATAAATCTATAGTTACATCTAAACTTGAAGCATATATAGAACAGTATGAAAAAGAAACTGGCGTTAAACTTGATATTAATAATATTGAGGTTGATGAAGAATCTATAGCTAGATATGTTAAAAGTATTAGTAAGAATACGGTTGTACCACAGGTTGTTGTCTATAAAGATGGTAAAGGTCTGTTATTCTTTACCACAGCTGATGAACTTGTAAGTAGAACTAATGCGTACTCTGGAGTATTCTCAACAGAAGAACAGCAAGGATAGATGAGTGTTGACGAATCTAGAGAATGGTTGTCTGAAAAACTAGGAATAGAAAAGGGTAGTGTTATCGTTATAGATGGTGTTATGAAGAGTGCATCTGATGAAGATGTATTTGGTTTAATGACAGTGGTATCTGGAATATTAAACAATGGAGATAACCAAGTATTCATGTTAAGCAATAAAGCTGGTCGTGGTATACAATATCACGAGGCATGGCACTACGTAAACTTATTACTACATAACAAACATCAAAGAGCGGCTATATACGATAAATATGTAAAAGCTCATAAAGGTTATGAAAACTATACTTATAAGCAAATCGAAGAGTTAATAGCTGAAGACTTTAGAAGATATGCTCAACTTTAGAATCAAAAGGGTGTAATAGGCACTATAAAGAGAGCTTTTGATAATATACTTAAGTTTACTAGACTGTTTAATAATAGATACGTAATGTACGAAATATTCAATGATATAAACTCTGGTAAATATAAGTCTATAAAAATAGATAAAGAGTCTTTAGAAACGTTTAAGAAAGCATATTCTAGTGGAGTTGCTAGTAAAGATTTCCACATCCCTGGAGTTGATTAGAACGCCTTAGATAAGCTAAGTGGTATTGATACTAGGTAGAAGTTCTTTTAGACCGCTACAAGCCTTGCAAATAAGCTATTATACGATTATTCTTTAGATACTGTAGAAAGTATAAATAGGATTAGTTATAAGGATATAGATGAGTTCTTAAAGGGTATAAAGAATACAACATTCTCACAAGACCCATCTGCACAAGCTATGGCTAAATCTATAGCTGATAATCCAGAGGCGTTTATAATGATTGTTAATAATATATTAAAACAATATTCTATACAAATCAAAGAAGACGCATTTAAAATCGAATAGACTCAAAAAGAAGAGAGTGTTGACCAATCAGAACAAGATGTTGGCAAGAAGTCTGAAAACTCTTTCGATAAAGACGCAATGACTATAAGTAAAAAGGATAATATCGCAGCAAGAGCTAAGTTATTCTTAGGTTAGATAAAGAAAGCTCATATAGAAATAGATGAGTTCTCTGGAGAGCCAGAGTTTATCTACGATGTTGAACCTGTATTTGGTAGTCCTGAGTTTTATTCATTTGGAGAAGTTTGGAATAATCTTCTTAACAATCTATGGGATACAGAATCATACGGAGAAGTTGGTTTAAACAATGAGTATAGAGGTGATTCTATTAGAGGAGCTGTTAAAAGGTTAGCTAACTCATCTGTATTCTTTAAATCTTTAGATAAGAAACTTGATTTAATAGAAGATGATATTGAGCTACAAAGTCAAATACACTCTACTATAAGAAGTCAAATGGCTCAAATGATGTAGATATGGATTAAAAATCCTAAAGTTAAAAGTAGTAGCTATGACTTTGATGGTGGAGATTATTTGGATGATTATGATAGTTCACAGTTTAGTGGTAAGATTAAAGATGTTAGAAGACAGTGGGAGATTATTAATGACAATCAATTAAAAGCTATTAAAGCGATACCTAGAATATGGTCTCAATCGATATACCAATCAGGACTTGTTCATTCAGATAATGCTCAAACTGTATCTGTACAATACGCCACATCGTTGTTGTAGAAGTTGAATGATTGTAAGGCGTACAAACCTAAAGGTAAATTATATCCAAATACAGATGAGTAGATTGATTAGACTTACTATCAACTTAGTAGCAAAATACTCGATATATTTAACTTTATGGGAATGTCTATAGATAAGACCGTTTTAGATAAATATGTAAGTAATGAAGTTGGTGATAAGAATGTAGATAATAAACGTCTTAGATATAATACTTTATTAGGATTGGTTAATAGTGATAAACTTGGAAGTGTTAGTAAGATTATAAGAAATATATATGCAAGTAGAGGTTAGAGTTCATTAAAGTCTGGTACAACTAGAATAGACTTAGACAGAGCTTTGAATGGATATGGTGATGATAGTCAAATATCTAAACTTGCTAAAGCTTATAATGAATGCTATCCATCTCCGCAACAGTTTAGTATCACTGCTCCAGATAATACGCAAAGATACCCTATAACCGAAAACAATACAATGTCAGATGTTATTAGAAATCTAAACCACAACAAAAATGGTATTATAGAAAATCTAAGAAAGTCTGAATATTGTAAACACTCTATATTGTTAGACGTTGCTGAATTTATAGACCATGAATCAAGTAGTAGAGCAAATCATTTAAAACTAAACTACTTTGTTGGCTTAAAGGACGTTGACGAAAATATAGGTAAAGATTATCTCGGTATAACTTAGCTTGAAGATTATTTAGCTAAAATGTTTATGACTGAAATGGATATGATTGTGTTACCAACTATGGCTGATAAAAAGACATGGTATTCAATATCAAGCCCATCTATTAAAATGCCACACAACTGTGTTACACATGATAACTTTTAGTTAGATTCATCTACATTGGATAGACTTAGAGGTTACTTTATTGATGAGTTTAACTCTGTTAAGCAATATTATAGTAGAGAAAATGTTAAGTATCTTTTAGAAAACCCATCTGCATTAAGAAAGAATTTCCATGGCAAAATAAAAGATGGTAAACTTCAATTTGGTGGTAATGGTGGTCTATTTAGATATTTCTCTGATATATTCGGAAAAGAAGGAGTTAAAGACTTAAACTCAAGACTAAACTATCTATATCTAAAACAACAAAGAGATATGGAAGCTAATGGTAAACTTGAGTATAGAAACATTAATAAAGATGGAGAGATTGATGGATTTGAAAGTATAAGAGAAGAACTTGATAGACTTGAGAAGTATCTACAGAAAAGTAATAGTGTTGATATATTTATTCAGAAGAAGATTCAAAAAATGGTTGAAGATGAGATTGCCGAACTATCAAAAGAAGGTAACTTGAATCTTGGAAAACTTGATTAGGATGGCAGGTTTATACCTACAAAAATACCAACACAGCTACTTGAATTATATGCTAATAGATTTAAAGAGTTAGGTTTGTTTGATGGGTATTTTAACACACAAGATACTGAAAGTCTTAAGAACTTTGCTCTATCATTAATAACTAACAATGTACTATCATCAATAATCTCAGTTATTGAGGTTGAGAAAGTATTTGCTGGAGACCCTGCTTTTTATAAACTATTTTCAACTAAACAAGAAGTAATTGGTGAAGATGGTTAGACTTATTCTGTATTAAAGGTTACTGATAAACACTCTGATAAAGTTAAACGTTTAGGAGCGTTGTTATCACCAGGACAGAAGATAAGAATTGATTATAATGACAAGCAGGTAAAACAACACCCAGAGTTAGCTGATACTAAATATACTGTATTAAATGTTAGCGATATTAAATTAAAGAGTAAATTTTTAGATTAGGCTTTTAATATATTTAAAAGACAATATGCTATAGATTTTATATACGAAACAACTGATAATGATTTCATCGACAAACTATTAAAGAAGTTTGAATTTGACAATGTTGATGATTTAACATCTAAAATGTATGTAGATGAAGATTTGTATAATAAAGTTCTAAAGGAAATACCAGCTGATGTTGTAGAATCTTTTAAAACTAAGGCTGAACAAGGTACTGGTGTATATTCTGAAGTAAACGTATCAGATGCTCAAGTTATAATTAGACCAGACTTATATAGAAAGATTAGAATAGGTTTAGGAGACTGGACATTTGGTGATGAGTTCTCTGAATATTCAGATGAACAAGCATTTAATATACTTCAAAATGACCCAGATTGGCAATCAGACCCACAAAAGGCTAAGATTGTATCTAAGTTAGAGTTATATCCTTTAAAGATGTCTTATTTCCAGAATAGTAGTAGTAAGATTGGTAATAACACTTTCTATAATCTACCTATATATAATAAGATGGCTATATTCCCAGCGTTTAAGTATATGCTTCAATCTGATAATGGTAAAGCATTATACGATAGAATGAATAAACCTGGAGAAGAGATTGATATGATTGCATTTGATTCAGCTGTTAAAGTTGGTGGTAATCAAAATCAATATCAACCATATAAGGGTACTGTAAACGGTCTTGAAGATATGAATAAAGATGGTTTGAATGATAATCTCGATATTCAAATACAAGATTTAGACGACCTTAGAATGCAGCTTAATACTAGTGCGCACCATGAATTAGAACGAGCATTTGGTACACAGGCTTTAAAGATATTAATGTCAAATATTATTGATTCAGCGGACTATGGTATTGGTAAGAATGGTAATGTTATAAAAGGTAAGCAACTTAGACGTGATATTATAAACCTAATCAACGCTTTAACACTAAATGGTGTTAATTCTGTTAAAGATAGATTTTTACTTAAAGATGATAGTGTTAATAAGAAGTCTGTAATATCATTATTATCTTAGATTATAAAGTCGAACGATATTGGTTATAATGCACTTGAAACTATTCTAAGCGGTGGTGTTATTGATACTCTCGGTTCTAGAACTATATTTGAACAATCTTTAGCTAAGTATATAAATAAGAAAGTTGTAGATGTAAACCTTAAAGGTGGTAGTTGTGTACAGCAGTCTGTATTTGGTTTAATAGGTTCTAATAAAGTTGATGATGGTGAAGGTGGATTCCATGTTCTAAACAACGGAGAAAAGCTTAATTGGTTCACTAAAGATAACTCTATGGAGATTATGATTAGTGTTAGATTATTAAGGTCTATAATACCAGTATTTGAACAAACTTCTTATAATAATATGCGTCAATGGCTTATTGATAATGATATTATAAAAGGTGTTAAGAGCGGTAGAGATAAGACTTTAACAAAACAATAGATTAAGTTTAATGATGATTTAGATGACCCGATTAAATCTAGTATACTATCAACAAAAACTTATATAGAGCTTGAGAATAATAACTTAGTATCTCTTCAAGATGTTATTGATAATAAAGATAAGCTTAGTAAAGAAACTATTGAACAGATAGATGAATTTATGAAGAATCATGGGTTTGAAGATGGTGTTAACACAGTTAGGTTCTTAGAAAAGACCGTAGCTGGAGAGTTATCAAACCCAAAACCCGTTGGTATAGGTTATCGTATTCCAACACAGGGTATGTCTTCTATATTCGCATTTACAATAGCTGATATATTACCAGAACAAAATGGAGATAATATTATAGTACCTGAAGAGTTTACAGCACAAACTGGTTCTGACTTCGACGTTGATAAAATATTTATAGCATTAAAGTCTTTTAGAAATGGTGTTGAAATGAGTATACCAGATTCCGCATTGAGAAATGATGATGTAACATCACAATCTATTGAAAGCGATTTTGATGAAGATAGTATTCGCGGAACTTTAGTTTAGAAGTATATAGACGTTCTTACTGACGTTAGAACACTTGTTGACGCTAGAGGTTCAATTGATACTGTTACAGGTATAATAAAGAAACAATTCTTACCAAAGATTAGACCTAGTGTAAAAAGAGAGTATATGTATGAATTATTACCATCATTCCAATCTAAGACTAAATCTGAGTTTATAACTGGTAAAGACGGTATTGCTCCATACGCTCTAGCTACAACTAACTTAGCTTTAACACAAACAGCTCATTTAACAATGGATTTTGGAAGCGCTGGTGAAATTTACGGTTTAAATTCTTTAGATTAGATTAAAGGTGAAGATGGCTTGTATATATCAGCATGGTTATCTGCAATGGTCAATGCTCACGTTGACGTTGCAAAAGACCCATATATATCTATATTGAACGTTAATAATGCTACTTATTCAATATCAGAGTTATTAATTAGAGCTGGAAAAGGTATATCTACATTCTCATTTTTAGCTCAACCAGCGTTAGTTGAATATGCCAATGCTGTAAATAACTACGGAGGTTTATACTCTGCTAGTGATAACAACGATGTATCTTTGTATAAATTTAAAGAAGATACTATAGATGAGGCTATAGTTAAATATAAAGAAAAACTTTCTAATATCCTAAGAGAACTCGATAATGATGAAAGTCTTACTAAAGAAGAGATTAGTGAAAGAAGAAAGTTTATATTAAATGTTATTAATAATACTAATGGCTTTATATTTAAAAACAGCGGTGTTGTAATGGATTATGAAAAAGGTATTTATGCTATAAATAATCCAGATAGTTATGGGGGTGTATTGATGCAAATCTTTGCTCTATATACATTAAAAAAACTACAACCTTATGCTGACTGTTTGAATACTCTTGTTAGAAATTCTCAAATTGATACAAAGAAGTTTGGTAATACTTTAACACATTATATAAACTTTGAGAATAAACTATTACAGTTTATAAATCTTGACTATATACCAACTGGAATGAGCAAGCCTATACAATGGAAGATAAACACACAAGAGGGTTCTAACCTCTCTTCTAAAGAAGCTTTGTAGTACTATTTTAGAAACGCATGGCTTGAAGATAAGTTTTACAACACTAGCTCTTTATTGTCAAGCGTATTAAGTAGTAGTTCTATAACAGCATCACCAGAGTATGAGTCATTGTTTAGAAGTATAATGTATAAGTTACTTGGAGACCCATTCAATACAAATGAGGAAGATAATGTTGATTGTTATTATAGACAAACATCTGATGAAAAGCTTATAACATCAATTGGTTCATTTATAACATCTATTGCTAGAAACAATATGTTATTTAACTCTTCAATAATGGATGGTAGTTAGAATAATGAACAATCTGGAGTTATAGACTTTACAATGCGTAGAGATAAGTCTACTATATTTAATAAGTTGTTAAAGTTGATATATGGTGATGTAAACGAACAGGATTCTTATTATCACAATAATATATTTACAAACTATTCAAACTTTGTTTATAGGTTAAAGAATGGTCTTCTTGGTGAAGAGTTTAGCGACTTGTTAGATAATAATGGAAATATCAATAATGAGTTCTTAAACTACTATATGGCTAAGATTGACAACAAGTTAGGTATTGGTAGATTTACAACAAGGATGACGTATATAAATACAGACCCTATATAGAGAGCTAAATTAGAATCTTCTTTACATCAATTATTAACACATAAAAATGAGAGAGTTAGAAGATTGTTTAGAGATATAATATTCTATGATTATTATTCTACATACAATAGTAATTCTGTACACTCTATATTTGATATAACACCTGTTCAGTTTAAACAACAGTATATACAAAGTGTATCTGATGCTATAAATGACGGTAATCTTAATCAATATATATATGAAGATAGTTCTAATATTAATATTGAAGAATACATTGATTCTATATGTAGAAACTTCTGGTTTAATGATAGTATTGTTCCAGAGTATTCTATGACAAATCAAGCATTTGCATCAACATTCTTATATTCTGAAAAATACACACTTCCAACGCTTATGAACGGAGGCAGAGTGCCTGGTGCTATTATAACATCAAAAGGTGGTAATAATGCATATATAAAGATTAAACTCAAAAACAACACGTATATATATAAGAAGATTGGTTCTATATATAAAAATGAAAAAGAATCTCATTCTGTATATGCAATAACACCAAAGTTAGGTATTAGTGCAGATGGTGTTAATCAATATGAATTAGTATCTGGTAGTGCTGGTAGTTCTTTATTTGGTTCAAATATGCTTCCAGATTCTGTTAATTACGAGTCTGTTGTACAATCTATTTAGTAGTTTGTAGCTTTTCATAATGAGGCTGTAAAGAGTAAAAAGAAAGCTAAGCCTATAAAATTTGTAATAGGAGATAATATTACAATGTTATCACCATATAATTACTATAAAGTATCTAGTGTTCAAGAGAGCAGTTGGAACTTAACATAGAATGTTAATGGTGATGTTAAAATAGCTTATACAAATAATCCAGAAAAAGATGCTAAAAGTCAATCTGATATTATATTGAAGTTTAATGAGAGTACAGCTGATGGTGTTGCAATTGATACATCTAAATCTATAGAGTCTTAGGTTGAAGCTATAATGTAGAAGTATTCAAATATAAATAAAGATAGTACAATTATAAAAATCTTTGCTGATGGTAGTATATCTAACATTAATGTTACAGAGAAAGAGGTTGATGATATTGTTCAACAATACTCTAAAAAACTCGAAGATGTATTGAAGAAAGATGGAGAGTTGACGCAAGATTAGATTGTAGAATCTGTTAATGAATATAAATTATAGTTATTACAAGATGGTACTATTTAGAATATTGTAAAACAGCAGAAACTTAATAAGTTTGCAGACTTGTTAATTAAACATTTATTAACTAACAACTATAAAATAGGATGTGTTTATACTACATCTACAACTGAAGGTGGTGAGGCTATAGTTAGAGCTGCTCAGCTTAATAAAGATGATATTTTCTATAGTTATCCAGCTTATATTTATATGGATAAAAAATCATATACTAAAGATAATATTAATAACATAGCTGAATAGATTTCTAAGTTTGACGAAACCGATAATGTTGATGAGTATGTTAATGAAGAATAGTTAGATGATATAAAGTCTGGTGTAGAAGCTATACAATTAGCAAGTGATATGATAGAAAAGCAGGACGAACAAGAAGTTAAATCTGTATCCAAGGAACTTGAATCTGTAGATGGATTACTATCTGGTTTACAGAGAGAAGATGAAACTAGTTCAACAAATGCTTTTGACGATTATATTGACGACCTTACTGATAGCAGTTTAGAATTTACAGAATAGACACCTAACAATGATAAATCTAATAATTCTGGCGATATTAATGGATTGTTGAGTGGATTACAAGTTGAAGGAGAATCGTTTGATGATTCTCAATTTGACGAAGACTCTATGAATAATTGCCTTGGCATAAAAACTGATTAATTATGATAATGTGTCCAAATTTACAAAACCCCGAAGTAGCTAAGGAGTTTAATGAGTTAAAAGAAGCTACAAGTGAAAAGGCTGCCTATCATATTTGGTCAGCTAATAAAGGAAATAATATAGATAAGGCTCCAAACGGAGCCGAGTCTATTTTATTTAATCAAATTTTACAATTGACAAACAATAATAGAGCTGAAGCTATAAGAACCAAGTCTAAAATATATAGACGTGATTTTATTAATTGGTTTGGAGATTGGACTGATGAAGATGCCTAGTCATCTAAGGCTGTAGACTTAAACGGAGAGCCTATTATGGTTTGGCATGGAACAGAGAACCTATTTGATACTTTTGAAGTAGATACCGACAATAAGCATGGAAGTCATTTAGTTCATGATAAAAACTCTTTTTTCTTTACAGATAGACAAGATAAAGCTTTTAAATACAGGGGAGCGTATACTATACCAGTTTATTTAAATATGCGAACTGTTGGTAAAAGCGATATGACTAGCGGTAAATTTAAAACTGTTAACGAGTATACTGATTATGAAAATAGTTTAATTAGGAATAATAAATACGACTCTGCTATATTTGTAAGGTATGATAAAGAGGGTGATAATAATGGTTTTACACCTACAACATAGTTTGTTGTAAAGAAAGATAACCAAATACGCTCTATTGTTAGTAATGATTTTTCTTCAACAAGTGGTAATATATATAGTAATAAAAAGGTTGTATAGGCTAAACATAATGTTCAAGAACAAACATTTCAAAGTGAAGAGTCTAATTCTAATTTAATTTAGGAGTTTCTAGATAAATATGCAATACAATCTAAATTAGCTAAAGCTTCATTTGATACGTCATTTGGAGACGTTTCAAGTATCCTTAATAGAGGTGAGGTTGTAACATCTGATATTCTAATTAATGGTGCTTTAAACAATAATGTTATACCTATAAACTATACTGCAATAGCTAATGTATTGAAAAGACATAAAGTTCCAGTTAGAGCTATGCCTATAGATGAAAATGTTTTAGCTAAAGCTGTTACTGATAGTGATGGTAATACCGTTATTTAGATTAATAGTAATATTGTTAATAAAGTATCTAATGAATATCTTGTTAAAACACTGTTACACGAAGTCTCTCACGCTGTAACTGTTGGTATGATTAATAATCCAAAGACCGACAGTTAGATTAAATTAAAACAAGCTAACTCTAAGCTTTATAATATATTTAATACTATACTTGATTATAATATGTATAGTAGAGAAGATGGTAGTGGTTTATATTATGGGTTGACAAACGAAAAGGAGTTTATTGCTGAGTTTATGGTAAACAAAGAGTTTAGAGACGAACTATTCAAACATGCTTATTATTTAGACAAGAAGAACAACTCTAAGACTTTGCTTGGTAATATTAAGAATTTCATAAACTATATATCAAATGCTATTGTTAATAAGAGCGTGTTTAAAGGTGAGACTTAGAAAGAACTTAATAATTATAAAGCTCAACTAAGTGCTTATCTTTTAAATCTAAAAACAATAGAGAATACACATCTTAATGAAGCTTAGATTTATAAAATAATCTACAAACAAACAGACCCTATATTATATAGTAATGAGTAGGTTCTTGAAATGAATAGAGAGTTAACTCGACTACTTAAATCTTTTGAATCTAATAACTATATTGAAGTAGATTTACTACAATCTACATCTGGTCAAAAAGATACACAAGAACAAGCTCAAGAGAAACTTGATAAACTAGCTGTTAAGATTTCTACAGGTCTTAGTCAACGTCTTAAAGCCGTAATGTCTTCAACAATGCCAGCTGACCAAAAGAGTATGATTTAGAAGCAGTTAAATCTACAGATAAGTTAGTTTGAGGAAGGTTATAAACACATGTATAGGTCTTTAATAACGTCATTGTCATAGATATTACCACAGCTTTTAGAAGAGTCTATAGAGCTTAGTAAGCTATCATTAAATAATGAAGCTATGGATGTTACTAAGTTACAACATCAAATGCATGATAACTTTGGACTTTATAAACATCTACTGCATAGTATATAGAAAACATTACAGTCTGAACAAGTTGTAGATATTCTTCAACAACAGCAAAAAGAATCTAGTTTCTCTAAAGATGCTGTATTTGGAGATATAAACAACCTTATAAACATGGTTAAGAAATGTGAAGCTGTTTGTGATGAGACCATGGCATCTATAGAAAATATATTAATCAATACAACTAGGGATATATTAGTAGAAGTTGGTAATGAAACTCATTCTATAACAATGGGTGATTATTTAAACTCTTTATCTTCAATAGGATTTGATTCTGGTGTATTTTATAGATATGCTGGTATGACTGATAAGGTTAAAGATGAAGGTCTTAGGTCTATAGTTTATCTTGTAAACAAAGCATTAAATAAAGCTGAAAAATTATCATTTGATAAAAACGTTGAGTTAATTGGTGCGTATAAAAAACTAAAGTTTACAGAATCACATTTAGATATATACGAAACTGACGAACATGGTAGAACAACACAATACATTATTAGAGATTTAAATTATGGTAAATTTAATAACGATTATAAAAAGTTCTTAAAATCCTTAAACTTAAAAATCTCAAAGAAGTATGGTGTAATATTAGAACCATTTAATAGTGTAGCTCCAGAAGATAACGAGCAAGCTAAAATTGAATGGAATGATGCTGTTAACGATTGGCTTGACAAGTATTGTGAAAGACCGTTTAAAAAGTCTTTTTATGTTGCATATTCAAAATTATCTCAAGATACTAAATATGAATGGGGTTTGTTAACTAAACAAATACGCCAATTAAAAGAAGATTGTTTAGGTGAAGATGGTTATTATCACTACGAACTATTAGATGATAAATAGAGAGCATTATTAACAGAGCTTAATATACAAAAAAGAATGTTACTTAGCGACCATGATTATCAAGGTAACCCTAAACAAGGTGATGAATTAAGGAAAGCTAAAGAACTTCAACAGCTTCAAGAGGATTTATATGGTAGTTCTGAAAAGAGTAATATAAAGAGAGACGTTAACGCTTGGAACGCTGCTAGAAACAATATAATAGAGAAAGCTGGCGGTATAGATGAATATAATAAATACATGCGTGGTGAACCAAATAACTTTAACAATAAAATGTTAGAGAGTTGGGATGAAATGAATAGTAAGCGTGTATTAAAACAAGACAAAGATGGTAATGTAATCTTATTTAAGAAAATAAACGAAGAAGTTGGCGAGATTGTATATGAAGTAGACGGTGATGGCGGTTAGGCTTATGAAGAAGTTACTAATCAGATAAACAAGATACTTAATGTATTTAGAGACTTTACAACTGGAGATATTGCTTATCAAACAATACCAGTTGGAGAAAAGTTAAGACTTAGGAAGTTATTAGCCGAACAGACAAGGTTGAAGAATATAGCTAAAAGGTAGAATAAAGCAATTAGAAAGCAATCTAATCTTAAACGAGCTTTGTACTCTAAGTATACAATGACTATACCTACAGAGTATTATAAGAAAGCTGCAAAACAAGCTGCTATTTATGATATTGACAATCCTGGCGCATATGAAGCTTTTATAGAGTCAACTAATGAGTACTACTATGATTATCTAACACAGTCTGAAGAAACAAGAATTATTAGGTATTTTACTAAACTTATCGCAAGACCTGAATATGAAGACGAGTTTATGGATTTTATACCTGGCGATGGTTGGATTGAACATCAAGAGACTCTCATGGCTAACCCTAACTACGATAAGAATAATAAACAATTCTTACAGCCAAAGAGATTCCATGAAGATGAGAACGATAATCCTATAAAGAGTAAACCTTTGTATGATAATACAGCTAAGTTCAACAAGGTTATGAACTCTCCAACTTTACGTAATTTATACAACGTAGTTTTAGAAACCAACCTTTAGATAAATTAGATGTATAATAGGGATGATTTTGATGAATATCTACTCCCTGGAATAACTGGAAGTATATTTAAATATCAGAAGAATAAAACAAGTTTATCAAATGGTGTTTTCCAATACGTAAAAGATAAGCTTGGCATTGGAGACCAGAGTGTTCAACAAGATTAGGATTTTCAACAGAACATTAATAGAATATTAGGTGTTACAGACGACTTTGGAAATATTGTAGAACAGAAAGGTATAAATATATCTGATGGTACAAGACCAGATGGTTCTGAATTAAATATGATACCTAGATATTATGTAAACAAACTTGACGACCCATCATAGCTATCATCTGACTTAATTGGAATCATGGCTGAAGCATATAAATCTGCCGCTGATTATAAATACAAGTCAGAGGTTAGAGATAAGTGTGAAACTATAGCTGATATGATGAGGTTTAGGGATGTTTATAAGAAAAAGACTTTTAAACCGTGGCAAGTAAAAAGAATTAGTGGTAACGATTCTAATACATACGCTATAGCTAAGAAATTTATGCTTATGCATATGTATAATGTTAAGAGTAATGATACAACTGTTGGTAATGTACACTTAAACGTATTAGGTAAACTATTCAAAAATTTTGTTACTGCTATTAACTTAGGTATGAACATAACGGTCGCTGCTGTTGGTATGCTTGCTGCTTTTACAGCTCATATTGTAAACTCTTTAGTTGGCTATAAATATAATACTACTGATGCTGCTAAAGCGGCTAATGAGGTTACATGGCGTTTAATTAAAAACTATCTTAGTGCAAATTATGTATCCAACACATACTCTAATGATAAACTAATGCTTACATGTGAGTTCTTTAACGTATCTGATTAGAATGGTAAGAAAACACAGCACGTAAACAGAAGTAGAGTTGTAAATGTTTTCAATGATAATTTAGTATTCGGTATGCTTTCTGGTGCAGACTTCTTAGTAAAATCAAACATTACTGTTTCTACGCTATTAAGTTATAAATATTATAATGGTGATTTTATAACTAAGCAAGACTTAGATATAAATATGCGCAATGCAAGTAAAGAAGAACGTAAAAAAGCATTTAAAGAGTGGAGTAAAGGTGTATCAGCCTATTCAATACTTTCCGCGAAGAACCATTCATTACTTGTAGACGAGCAGTATAAAGATGCGTTTTATAGAGCTGAAAATGTAATGAGAAATAGGATTATAAAATACGCTGAATCAGCTGACGGTATGCAAACAGCAACACAGAAAGCTCAATTAAATACATCATTCTTAGGCTCTCTATTACTTATTCATAGACAATACTTCCCACTTATGCTTCAAGAGCGATTTGGTGAGATTGTGTACGACTTAGATACTCAACAGTTATCTGGTGGTATATATAGAGCTGCTGGAGCTGGTATGTGGTATTTTACAAATGCTGCGTATAAATTCTTATATGGTAGTGTTAGACACCTATCTATCAAGAATGGCTTTATGCAATCTAAAGAGTATTATAATTCTAAATTTGGCGATACAACAACCGTTCGTGGTTATATGACTAAAAAGTATATCAACGCATGTACTAAACAAGTTATCGCAGAAATAGCTGCATTTAACTTTATTGGTTTCTTAGCCTCGTATTTTTACAATGCAATGTCTAAAGAAGTGGATAAAGAGAAACGCCGTATGTTAGCCATGTTGGTATATATATTACATAGGTTGACTTGGGAAACTAAGACTCCGTATAACTTTACAGATGCGTTTAATAACGTTAAATCACCAACGGCTGCTACAAGTGCGACTGATAAAGCTGGAAATTTATTTGAATCTATTTCAAGAAAATATATCCCAACAACATCAAGCCTATTTGATACTTTCCAAAGTAGTACCGATAAAAAAGAGTACAATGGAACTGTTAAACGAGGATTATATAAAGACTGGGATAAAGTCGATAGAGATTTGTTTAAACTGTTACCAGTGCATAATGCATATGAACAAATATATGATTCAGAATCTAAAGATAGATACTTTAAGAATCAAATTATGAAAGAAGGTGATTAACCTATATATAAAAAATAAACCCCAACTACTCTCACGAGCGGCTGGGGTTTTTCATTTTAACAACTTAACAAACTATGTATATTTTGTGGTGTTAATAAATCAATACCTTTTATAGCTACTGATTTTAAATACAATACATCTTCTCTATTTATTAAGAATTTGTATTCATTTTTAACAACACCGCAGAAATTTAAATTTTCTCTTAAAGATATAAATAAATCTCTAATATTAATATCTTTGTTAAACGATAAATATAAATACGTATTTAAACCTTCATCTTTTATATATACATTATTTATATTCTTTGTAGATATTGTTTCGCTTATATTTACCACGAAAGGTATTGAGTGTAATAAACTTTCATAGACCATATATAATATTAAGCACAAAGCTCTTTAATGGTGCGACTATTATCTTCTACATTTATATCATCAATATATAGTGTGTCATTTTGAATATCTATATCTTCAATGCACAATGTATCATCTTGATTGTTTACATCCTCAATACACAGTGTTGATTCATTATCTTCAACATAAAGTGTATTATCTGCGAAATTCATATCTTCAATATTACAATTTTGACTCATAGGTTCTAATTATTATAGGTTTAACTTTTCAGCACCATTACCCTTATAGTAGCATATAGTATGCTCCCATAAGTTATTATCTTGGTGCCAATGTATATCTTGTAAAGCTTGTAATATAGTTTCTTTTCTACTATATACCTGCTCTTCTGTAAATTCAAAAACACGTACTTGATTAGTACCTGTTATATCTATAGCTATAATATACCACTCAAATATCCATTCTGTAGAGTCTTGTTTTAACTCTTCGTCAATGTACCATTTAAGTGCTTGTGTATAGAAACATAACTGCCTAAGGTAATCATATTGATTCATTGAATCTTCAAACCTACCTATATGTACAGTGGTTTTTATATCCATCAGTGTACATATCTTATTTCTAAAGTTAAAATGACAGCTATCAAGTAAAGATTTACACTTAACATCACACAACTCCCAGTTTATATGGAACTCATGATGTAGTTCATCTTCTTGTCCAATATACTCATTTTTAAGTAGCTTGGACGCTAGTTTGTGTTTTTGTATATTCTCTGAAATAGACATAAGCTGATTAGCTTGGTATGGAGTGATAATAATACGATTATCATTACTCTTCAACCAATCTATATAAGAACTATATTCCTCAGCCATTTTAAGCCCTTTTGAGAGCACTAAATCATCTGACTTAGGTAAATTCTTATACGACGCGCGATATGCGCTTAAAACGGCTTTATTTGGCTCTATTTCAACGCTTTTTGCTACTTCCTGACAGAACTTCTCTTGCTGTTCAGAAGAAGGTCTACTTTCGTTAAAAACAACGTAGTGTTTATTAAACTCTTCAGGCTGGAGTAGATACTCATGTATCATAGTTCCACGAGCTAATTGAGCTCCTGTTTCTCCTTCAGCATCTCCAGTTAGCATAGCATGTAAAAAGGCTGGTCCCTTATTTAGAAACCAGCCTATGTTAGAGTTACTTATACGAGATTTATCCTCGTAGTATGGTGTTGTTATATCCATTACTTGCCAATCAAGTTCATATCATTAAACAAATCCTCAAATGTATCATCTGGATTTTCATTAACCTCTTCAATAAACGAACAAACGTTATCAAAGCTAATACATTTAAAGATTGATGTTATAAAATCCATTAATGGTTTGATATTATCTTTATTGTTTAGTTTTTCAACAAGCATTTCTTGTATTATAGACGTATTCATTTCTTCGAACTTTCTCCAATATCTTACTCTAGAACATCTATCTACCATGAATTTATTTATACTTGATTCGTCATTGCAAGTAAATAATATCAATTTCTTTCCTGACCCTCCAACACCATCTAGTATATTTAGTAAGAAATTATTATCATATTTATTTCCAAACTTATCAATCTCATCAAATATTAAACACACTTCTATATCGTAAATGTTATTAATTAAATTAACAAGATATTTAGAAGATAAATTCTTACTTACAATTATAATTGGTAATTTAGAAGTAACGGCAATCTGCTTAGCGGTAATTGTTTTACCAGAACCCTTTAATCCAGATAGCATTACACCAGTAACTCCATCTTTTGAGTTCTTATAATGATTCAACACCTTGTTAATAAACTTATCATCTTCTTCAGTGTGATAAATTTTATCTGGAAGCGTTAAATCTGGCAATTCGTTAAAAACAATCTCTTCTAAATACTCATCCCATCTTACACTATAAACACGACCTCCTATTAGGTCATATGCATTACCACGTGGTTCTTTATAAAGCATTATAGAATCACCTAACTTTCTAAATTTACTTTGTTTTTCCATGTTTCTTTTGACTTAAAAGTTCTTGAATCATTTCATCTACTTGCTTATGATTTCTCACAAGGTAACACTTCATTTTACTTCTGTGTTTCTTCAAGTAGTATTTAAATAGCTTCCACCTTAACGGGAAGCTATCTCCCATCAGTCCTTTACATTCTACTATAAATCCATTACCTATAAAATCAGGTAAGTATGTCATAGCTCGTATTTTCTCCTGCTGGTACTCGAATTTTGGTAAAAGTGTGAAACGCTTTGGCTCATATTGAACTGGTATTCCAGCATTCATAAAAGCTTCATAAGTATAGCATTCGAGCTTACTACGAAAATGTAGACCATACTTATCGACCTTAGTCGCATTTCTTACTTTTCCTTTAGATTTTTGTGGCATACTCTACATAGTTTACACCGTTCTTATTAATTGCAAAACCAGCATCGAGTAATTCTTTACCAGCTTTATCAAAAACGGTTACACATTCTGTATTTTCGCCTCTAATATAACGTATGTAGCCATTCTTTGTTTCAATTACAGGCATATTTATTAAGGTAAGATAATACCCTAAAATACCACCAAGCAATCCACAAAGTAATGACAGAATCAATGTTTCAATCATACTTATTTAATGTTTTGTAAAGCCATTCTTTTACTGTGTTAAAGTCATTATCTTTAACCGCATCAGATATGTCTTTTGAGTTAAACTTTTTATGAACGAAAAAAGCATCAAATCCATACTTTTTACTATACTTTCGAGCTCTCTGCATACCAGTAGCATCTCTATCGTATAATATTAGTATATTCTTCCATTTATACTTTAATTCTTCTAAAACAGAATCTGGGATAAATGTTGTTTCACTTGATGCTGATATAGCATAATAACCCATCTCATATAACGTCATAACGTCTTTTAATGATTTTGTAATAATCAAGAGATTACCTCCATCCTTAGGCAACTCGGCTAATCCCTGAACGTATTCACTTGTCAAGTTTGTACGCCATTTAGTAAGCTTGGATGCTAAAGGTCTATAGATTTTAAATCTATCATCAACCTTATATGCATACATAGGATTAGTTTCTTTGTAGGTTCCTCTGACGACTCTATTACAAAGAAAGTATTTTATGCTAAATACCTGATACTTTCTTAACGTATCAAGTGATATATGGAATTGCTTCCAATATTTTTTATCTATATCTGTGAATGGTTGTCTAACAATCCCTATTTCCTGAAACGGTGTTGTGCTTACTTTATGGGTATAAGCCTCTTGTCGCATCGTCATATTAGGATTCATTCTACGAACTATTCTCAGTAATTCTTTCTCAAGCTCTTCTCTAGTATCTATTTTACATATAAGTTTAACAAATTTAAGAGCATTACCACCTTCACCTGTTCCGTGGTCTTTAAAGAATAAACCACCATTCTTACCGTAAAATATAGCAAAAGAGGGATTCTTATCATCATTCCTTAATGGACTGTTGATAAGTTTCCCTATTTTTATGCTACCTAGATAATATGTATAAATACTTTTATCGTCCAACATTAGCAACAAGTCTCTAAGACTCATTGTAATAGCTGTTTTTGTGTTATACATCTAACTTATAAGTTTTCGTTTGGTGGGAGCAGTGGACTCGAACCACTACAGCATTATGCCAACTCAATTAAGCGAGGTCGACTTCCAGTCGACATACTCCCATAATACTACATTAAATAGTATTTATTCTGTTGAATGCTAATTTAATAAAGCTTTCAACTCGATTGTCATCATAAAAACAATCTACATTCTCCTTAAACTGGACATCTCTAGCAACTCCATAGTTATCATCTATGTAGTTAAACACAGCTTGTCCAATTCTCCATGATTTAGGCTTTGAATTATTTGCATAATCCATAACCTCTTTTTTAAATTCTTCGTAGCTCATATTTTACATATTAAATTTGCGCAGGTCATGGACTCGAACCAATCCAGCGTAACACGCGAGCCGGTATACGCCGACTCCCAACTTCCAGTTGACATACCCACTATAATAGTTAATCACTTAACTCTTTCTCCTCTATAGAGATTGCTATAAAATCATAATCTTTTCCAGAAAATGATGTATAAGTATCATCAAAACCATATTCATCTTCTTTAAGGTCTTTAAAGTTATTTTTAATAAATTCCTTTTCTTTATTCATAACTTTCTTAGCTGAATCTAGAGTCTTACATACGGCTAAAACTTTAGCATCTTCATCTATGTCAATAAGACTTCTTTCAAAGACTATAAATACTTTAGTACTATTATTCTTATCCATAAACGTTTATTTTAAGACTATTTAAATGCGTTCTAAGGGCTTAAAGCATTTCTCATGTACTTGCTACCGCTTGACTACTTTAAACCGCTTAGAATGCAAATAAACATATAAATATAATAAAATGTGTGGGATAAAGAGACTCGAACTCTTTACATGTACCCATGTATACCATATATCCCCGTATAGGCTATTTATTTGCGTTCTAAGGAGTTGTTTTAAGACTAACACTAACACCATACTATTGTTAAAACCCCTCAAATCGCTCATAAATAGCCTTAAATCGAACACTCCCTCTCCGTATCAGAGCTATAATACTTAACGTAGGAATAGCCTTATTACACGTCATTATTGTTCGATGCGAATTGTTAGCTAGACAATTCTACGTATTCATGTAAGTTTACTTAACCTTTCAAACTACGCAATTAGCTCGCCAGCATCCTAAACTAGTTTACGTCTTGTTCCTTAACGCTTACGCACACATTTATAGTCAGTACGCTACTATTGACTCTAAGGCGGTGTCAGCCCAGCCTAAATAGCAATTTTAGGTCTTACGAAAAAGCTATTTATTTGCTCTCTAACGTGTTTAAACTTAAAGTACGTATAAATACATTACTTTTCTATTTAAACGTCTTAAATCGCATTTAAACAGCCTCAAATCAAACGATTTGGTGAGTATTGTAAGAATCGAACTTACACTTGTTCCAAAATACTCAAATACGTAGATTTGTACATAATCTACGGTTCTATTTATTTCATATCGCAGTCAATTAGGAATTGCTATAAAATCTCTGCTATTCTATATTATATAGACACTATCTAATAATTTACTTTTTATATTTAATCGAATATTAGAATCCTATTAAACAACCAACTTGTGGTAAAGTTGGACCACTATTATTAAGATACAATAGTATATTTTATATATGTGAGATAGAAGGGACTTGAACCCTTCCACACATTAAAACTATGCAAAACTGTGTGTACCATATATCTCAAGTAGAGGTTTTTAACAGACCTCTAAACTGTGATTAGCGTCGCTAGGAATACGGGCATCACCCACGTAAACCATATTCTGCACTAATCTGCTCATTGGATGTCCACCAGCGACCGTTCACCATTAGAATGGTAGGTCGTCGCCACCTGATGCCTGAGTACTACCATTTCCTGTAGCAAGAGGATTAGATACATCTTCCTTATCTGCGATAATTTGGCGCTCAAAGTTATCCTTTGCAAACTTCTTTATTGCAGATGGATTAGTATCCATTGGTTCAACGAAGATTCCATTTTTAGAAACTTCAGCATAATTGCGTTGATTATAAACAACCTTAAGACGTAAAGCCTTTTTAGTTGCCAACATTGGAGTAAGTGTTGTCTTAACCCAATCAATCATTTCCTTAAATGTCTTAAATTCTCCATCTATAGACGGATAGAAACAATTAATGATTTGCATTATACGACCAAACTGAATGTTGTCACGACGTTGCAAATCCTCATCTGTCTTAATCCACATGTTCTTTTCGTTCTTCCATTCTGTCATTGTAACAGTTTTACCTTCAGCATCCTCGAATATAATCTCAAGGAAATCTTTTTGAGTTGGAGAGACTTTTACATCAACAGATTTTAATGTAATATTTTCATTAATACCTGCTGACATATAAGAACTTGTAAAATCTTCGTTGTTATTAATAATATTTTTTGTACTGTACATATTGTTCTATTTTTTATTGAGTTATAACTTCTAAAATAATAGGGTGTTTAATCCTTGTAAACCTTATCCCAATAGGTTGTGATAGTTCCATCTTCATTACCAGTAGCAATAACGATATCTTTACCACGTAAATGCAAGGCACGAGCTTCTTTAATAGAATTATCTCCACCTTTAAAACTTAAATGAGTTTCGTTACCTTTACGATAAACTAAACCTACAGCATCAGCTTCTCCACAAATAATTGTAGATAGCTTACCAACTAAGTCTAATGCCATTTCTGACAATTCTTCTCCGTTGTTTTCTATTTGAACATCTTTAACGTGTCCTATGAGAATAAATTCATCACACAACTCTTTAAACATGTCTATTACCTTTCTAACAGCTTGTCTAATATACAAATAGCCAGAACCGTTTGGTAATATTCTAACATCATCTCCCGTCCATTTTTTACCAATTGGAGTTTGACGATATAATGTTGCTGCATATCCTAAGCAAATTTCCTCTAATCGAGTAGCATTGTCTATTGTGATATGTTTATAAAAATTACCGCCTACTTCTTTATTCTTAGCTCTAATGGCTTGAGCAGCTTCACCTAAATCATTGATAGTACGACACTGTATAGCCATAGCATCAATGAATGTAGAACCACCTTCTAAGTCTATAATTAGATTATTATCTAATTGTGCTAATGCTGACGTTTTGCCCGCTTTAGGACGGCCGTAAAGTATTAAGAACTTAGGGTTTACTGAAACTGCTGGAATTTTGGTTGTAGGTAATGTAATCATGTGTTTTTATTTTTTAATTTCAATATTAACATTCAATCCATTGGTAAAAATGTCAATAATAATCTTCTTTTTTGGTTCACTAATTGTATTCAAGAATGAAATGTCATTGAACTCTTCGTATGTATATACGTCGTGTCCAATCTGAACCTCATCCTCGTAGAACATAACTGGTGTTCCGTCAATAAGCTTATAAAGCTTGCCAATAATATAAGGGAATGTCTTCATCTTATTATAATTAGCAAGAAAGTTAGCTGCCTTTTTAAATTCAATATTCTCGTTCAGATTATTGGCAGTGTTGAAAATAAGAACACTAGTATCAATTTCTTCTTTACTCTTCAAATAAGGATTTACCTTCATCATATTATCATATAT